TTATAAGAATAGATTTAATAATTAATACGAATATGACAAATTAGTAGAAAAATGTAAGGCGATAGAACTCTACACAAAACACGCAATATACATGAATCTTACCACTTGAAAAAGAACGGAATATTCTCCCAACCCAGTTACCCCCTGGAATGAATATTAGCACTCAATACGACGCATGTGACCTTTTGATATATGCCACAATCCGCATAACAACCATTACATATCCAAAAGCTGCTATCAAAAGGTTCAAACAAATAAATTCATGTCAAACTCAATCAGATGAAACGATCTGATACATACCTCAAAATAAATCACTCAATCACAACACAATTCCTCTGTCGCCTTATATTTTTCGATACATAGTAAAACTTCTCTCACAGACAAAGATTTGGTGAATGGGTTATTCCATTCACCGTCTTTGTTTTTTATAAATTCTTATCTATTTTAGGAGGAAATAAAATGGAAACACCTGTTAATGATTTTATCTCTCATGATATCTCTCCAGTATCTAAACAAATGTTTATTTGGTTTGTAAATCGTGAAGATGGTTCTACTGCATATGAATTTACTAATGATGGTGAAAATCACGACTATAATAAAGAAGTAGATAGTCGTAAAGATGAGATTAAAGAATTTGGTTTGCTTGGTAATGGATCTAAAATCTACTTTAATACAAAAGATGGTGTCATCCATGTAGGAAATAAAGATATTAAAGTATTCGTAGAATCTGATGAAGATTCTGAAGTATATCTACGTTTGACAGAATGCGAAGAAGCTGATTATCACAACGTAATCCAATATAAAAAAGCAGCATTCGATTATAATCCAATTCCTGGAGTACCTCAAACAATTCCTGGTACTGTAACTAATCATTTCATTGGTTATAATTGTGAAACTCCTCAATACTCTTTTGAATTAATTCTAGATGTTCCTGTAGGTCAAGCTATGGAATTAAAAGTAATCATTACTATGAAGAATACAGATTTTGAAGGTAAGCTCTGTATGCAATATGGAGATTATGAAGAACAAGAATCTGTTACATTAGAATGCAATAAAGTATTTGAAAAGAAAATTACTCTTCTATAATTAAACACAATGAACCCGTATACTCGTAATGAGTATACGGGGCATTTAATGCAATAGAAAAGTTTTGAAAGAAAGGGATTATTCTATTATAAGATAGTTAGTCTAAGAATAGACCATGTGCCATATTATGCACTTTTAAACGCATTTCATTTGTAACTTCTTCTGCTTTTTTTACTTCTTGATAGAATGCTTGGATTTGTTGGAAGTTAGCAGGATTTGTCGTAGGAGCAGAGTAAATATCCTTTAATTGTTTAAGTAATGTTTGTTTTTCATCCATTGTAAAAACACCTCTTTATTTATAAGTGAAAGTAATTACTTAATGTAACCTATATCTATTTACCAGTGGATCCCATACCACCAGTTCTTTTTTTGTTTAAAGGTTCGATTTCATCTTTAAATACATAGAAGTTCTCTATAATACCTTGACAGAATTTATCACCTTTTTTAATATTAATAGGATTTTCTACTGTAAAATCAACGTAGATATGACCTTCGTTAGTTTCATTACCGTAGAAATCTAAATCTATAATGCATGTCGTATTTGCAAATCTAAATCCATACTTCATACCATAAGAAGATCTAGGATAAATCTTTAGTACCAAATTTTCTAATACTACAGCATTGGCACCTCTTATATTGGTTAGTTTACATTTAATTCCTGTAGGTACTAGATATCTTAATCCAGGAATTGCATTGATTTCAAATGGAGAATAGAAATCATATCCTGCAGAAAAAGGAGTAGATCTTCTAGGAAGTTCAATTCCTTCCACATCATAATCCTCATCTTTAATATCTTTAGAATATACATAATTCCATAATCCTGGATTATTAGTTTTTAGATCTTCTAAAGCCTTTTTCCATTCTTTATTGCTTACTCGTTCGAACATTGTTGTCTCCTTTATTAATTTATTACTATTAATAATTAGTATAGGAAATCATTAATTGTAAAACTATTTAGTTTGAGTTATATACTATAATAGTGAAACATCTACCAACAAAGGAGGTGCTTGTTATGTTACTTACCGTTTACGGTATTGAAAAAACTGGATTCGATCCAGAAAGTGATGTGGATATTGTGTTATGGTAAATTAGAACTGACCGTTTACGGTATTGAAACCAACACTAATATCTACTAGTAAAAAAAATGAGAACTTGATCACTCTCATTTTTTTTGTTTAAACACAGGAATTCCCCATCCCAATTTAATGGGATGGGGTTGATTCCTATTAGGTGTAATAACCAGTTAAACGAATTTTAAAGGTTTTGTTACCAGGAGTACTGTTGATAGGTGCGTTAACGCGGAAAGATACAGTAGCAACGTTTGTACCACTTGTTTCCACACGACCGTTATTCATAGTACCTTTTAAAACGCCTTCACCAGCAGATGCAGTATTAGCTGTAACTTTTTTGGATACGAAGCTAGAACCAGAACCACCGATTTTCAACCAATCGGAATCGGAAGCAAGTTTAGTTTCGATCCATTTGTCACGAGCTACGTCTTCATTTGCTGTATTGCCATTAGCATCTAAAACAGTAAGAGTACATTCACGAAGGTCAGAATGATCTTCAGTATCATTACCACGGTTGTTCCAGATATTAACCACTAATGGAGTAGAAGGTTCTTGAGCTTTTACAGTACCAACAGACCAAGTGTCTACTGGGCTTGTATTGGCTTCATTATATAATGTAATTACTGGACCCAAATTTGCAGCCATGTAATTTACCTCCTATTATACATAATAACCATTAACACGAATTTTATAAGTTTTAGTACCAGGTGTAGCATTTACAGGTACAACAACTTTCAAATTCACTTTACAGTAGTTTTGTTTAGACGATGTAGTATTTTTATTACCATCGTTAACTGTTCCTTTGATTGTGAAATCACTAGCTGCAGTAACTGCTTCTGCTTGGAGATGTTTACCATCAGAACCACCTACAGGTGTCCATGTAGAAACGTTACCGTCAACTTTAGGTACGTTTACACGAACCCATTTGCCAGCAACTAATTCACCGTTGGAAGAACCGTCAATATCGAGGGCTGTAATAGTTACATCTTTTAAGTCAGAAATAGCAGTAGAGCCATTGCGATTGTTCCATACATATATAGAGAAAACAGCAGATTCATTACTTGCTTGAACGACACCAGCGTCCCAGTTAGTAACAGATTTATCTGATTCATCCATAATAGTAATACTTGGAGCTGCCATGAATGCACTCCTCCTTTCTTTTCAAAATATTATATAAGTGTTATCACTTCGAATCTTAAAGGCTCGATAAAGCCTCATTAAGATGTCAAGTGATATCATTATATCATAATATATCGTATCCAGTTGTAAGATTTAATTTATTCTCTTGCAATCCTAGATATTTTGCAAGAGTTCTTTTAAATCCACCATTTGCAGTCATTAACTCCCTAGGGAAAGAGTCTTCTACAGTTTGATCTTTTATATAAACATTTATAGGATTTTTTATTTTGGTACAATCTTTGAAGGCTTTGTGATTATTAAAAGTATCTTCATCATATCTTAAACTAGATAAGTCTAAAGTACCAACAATATTTTCTAAATTTGTACAACCTTTAAAACTATCAGAAAGTCTTTCTACTCTAGACATATTTACCTTTGATAATCCAACTAATACAAGTTGGGAACAATTTAAGAATATCTCATCAAATCCATGCTCAGAAAAATATAAAGTTCCACCAGTATCGAATTCAAAAGTTTCAATTCTAAAACAATCTGCGAATGCTCTAGTCATATCAATCGGTGTAGATGGTGAAAAAGTATTATTTCTAAAAATAGGATAGCTTAGACCTCTATCATATCTAAACATTTCCACACCAGAAGTGCACTTACTAAAATCAATATTTGGAACAATTTTTGATAAAGATGCATCATTCATCAAAGTTGAATTTCCCAAACCAGGGTAATTGCTTTTAACAAATCTATTCATAGAAGTCGCATGAACTACTGAATCAAAATAGTGTCTAATTCTTTCTTTATCCTCATCTGATGGGACCGAATTAGTTACAGATGATGCAGTAAAGTTTATATGATCTGGCCATACTTTTACATTGTTATCATAATGAACCCCATGTATAGCACACCAATCATCTAAACTCTCATATTTAATACTAAGCATATAAGTAGCCCAAGCTTTATATCTTTTATCTATATGCTCGATATTATATGGGTTGCTTCTTCTATTACTATCATTAGATAAAGGAATATCATCATTATTCATGAATGGATCTTCAGATTTATAATCTGGAAGATTTGGGTCACCAGAAGGAGGCTCTGCAAATAATTGCAAATCTAATTTGAAGGAAAGAGAGATAGAACTCCTTCTTTCTGATCTCTCTTTTTTATTAATATTATTTTCCATAATATCTACTCAACGATCTTATATGTAATATCAGGTTTATCATCTCTTAGAGTATTTACATTAATAAACTCTGGTACTGTTTGAGTTTCTTTAAAGTAATTATCTTCTAATTGAGGATTTTTATAGATGGATTGATGTAGTGATTCATAGTTATTCAATCCAATGAATTTAATATATACAATCTGTTCACGATAGATATTTGTAATATAAGTGATAAGGTTAGGCATATGAAGATCAGTAAGGTTATTCATATCTTCAATATATTCTTTAATCGAATTTGTAATATCATCCAATACAGAAGAAGCTTCTTCTTTAGATTGGAATTTGATTTCAAATTTAAGAGAAAGATTAATCTTATCAATATTAGATTCTCTATCGATGTTATACATTTTAGAAGGTCCATATGTGTTGAAGAATTTATAATCAATACCAAAGGAATCTTCTAGTAAGAATGTAGCTTGTTGAATATATAATCTACGTTCATCAATCATCTCTACAAGTTTATTAATTCTTTCATTAGAATTAAGGTAAGTATATCTTACTACAGGCATTTTATGAATTCTATATCCATAAGTACCAGCTTCTTCATCTTTGTTTAAAGCAATATAAGAGTTATTGAAGTCGCTATAATCATAGAAGATATCCAAACCAGCATCACCAGCAGAGTATACGTTTAATAAACTCCATCCATCTAAACCTGGAATTATATTATCTAGATTTCCTTTCTTCTTATTAATCTCATAATCTTTACCATACTCTTTATCTTCTTTAGCAACAAAGAAGAATTTAACTTTTACGTTTGTTGGTAAGTAAGTTCCTAGATCTTTACCATTCTTGATATTATGCATACCACTTGGGGAATAGATATAAGTATCTTTAGATGAGATGATATCATTGAGCTTAAATTTAAATTGTAAATCATATTTATAACCATTTTGGTTATAGCTCATAAGATTAGATTCTAGATATTTGAATGGATACTCATTTCCATCATTATCTGTTCTATAAAGAACGGCATATACTTTGAAATTCAATTCAGAGATAGTAACGCCATCTTCTTCATATTTAACTAATTGGAAATCGGTACCGATAGATTGATAACAAGTCATATCAATTTTGAATGTATCATAATCATCATAGAATTCTCTATGAGCATGAACTGTAGTAGCTACAAATTGAATAAGAGATGAGTTATTTACATATTCAAAATATAATGATCTATAGTAATTAACAAGAGTCAAATAATATGATACATAGAATGGGCTTTTATTAATACACATTAGATACGGGTTCATATATAAGAACCCATTATCATCCATACTATTAATAGTAGCTTCATCATCAGCTGTTACATTTTTTATAGTCCCAGTTACTGGATCTGCATAGAATTTAGCACCTGGTTTGATAATCATATTACTCTTATTATTATTGGAGAATACATCAGAATCAATATCTGCTGTGATTGTATTAGTAGGAATAATATTATCCCCATCTTTCATCATAAGATATACATAATACAATCTCTCAATTTGATTATGGACTTTTCTTAATAAATATAAACGGCAATCATCTCTTTGAAGAGAGTTAAAGAAGTTATCTAAGTCTGTATAAGTAGAGATAGATCCTCTAGACAATGCTTCAGCAGGGATTGCCTGTTTTAATTCGTCAATAGTAAGTTTATCATCGCCATATTGAGAATCTGATGCGCTCATAAGAACTAGATACATACCCATATATGGATACTTATCAGATTTATAAGACATCAATTCTTGATATTGATTCAATTTGAAATTACATTTACTACCAAGAGTTGTAAATACATGAACTGTGATTTCAGCATTTCTTCTTGGTTGGTTTTCTCTATTGAATCTTAAACGAATCGTCTTTTCATCTAGATACATGTAGTTGATGAAATTCTTATTAGAGTCTGTAGTGTAATCATATAAACCATCATAGATCGGTTCATAATATACAGCTTCTTTATAAGTACCATCTTCTTGTTCTTCAGAAACCATTACATAGAAATATGCTAATTGGTCTTCGAAAGTAAAGTTTAAGATCTTAGTTTCTAATGGGTTATTTACAATAATCTTTTTATAGATTTGAGTATGGGTAACTTGTCTGATAGTAGTCTTGATAGAGATCATTCTATCACCAGAGATATTTACTACACCCAAATATGGTAAATAAGGATTAGTAACTGTAGATAATTTATTCGTATCTGTTAATTCATATGCAGCAGTATATAATACCTCACCAGTAGGAAGATGGTGACGTGTTACTATGATATCATAATCTAATACATATGGATATTTTGTAGTTTCACCAATATAGAAGATATACTCTTTGTCGATAACAAATTTGTTATTCTTCATATTGGCAACCATTTGAGATTCTGGTAAGTTGATGGTTACTTCAATCTGAGCAGGCTTTGCAGTAATACTATTAATTCCTAAAGCTAATGCATGAGAGATTACGTTTCTTTCATATTTAGCCTTTGTAGGAATGGCCTCCATAGAATATTCTGAAGCCATAATAGCTGTATTTTCTGCTAAGTTACCAAAGATTGAAGATAGATAACCATAAACGCCTAATACCAGAGTATCTTCTGGTATATCGATATACTTAGACTTAAGGCCTTCTATAAAGTCTGTTACTTTATAGATATCTGTACTAAGTATATTAGTAGTATAATATGCCATGTCTTCTCCTATTCTTCAGTTCCACGTCTAAACCATTTTTTCTTTAAATATAAAGTTTTATTATTATTTTTGAAGTTTTGGTTATAAGGTCCTTTTTCCATACCAAGTATTTGAGGTTGAGATTCTGGTTCATCTTTACCCCATTTAAGTAATGGTAATTTATAACCTCTCCAATCAGCTTCTTTAGGGAATACTATGTATGGATAATCTACATTCTCACCAGATACTGCACTGATACTTTCATCCCAAATATCAACTTCATTCTCTGGAGGAGCTGCTGTCATACTACCTTTTTTCCATAGAGATATTAATGAATTGAAATCTGATAAGATATTAGGTTCCATATCTTCAAAGAATCCACTTAGTTTAAATCCAATAGTCACTTTTAAAGGACCAGATTGAGGGATTTCACTAAATGAAGATCTAGAGATTGATTTAGGAAATACTCCTGTAAATTTAGAGAAGTGAAGAATAGTTTCACCATCATCATCTACTAAGAATCTAAATATACTCATATGAGAATAAAGTATCTTATTTATAATATAAGATTTCTTAGGAGGTAGTAATCCTAACCAAGATAGTTGTCGTGCAATATCATAAGTTTTAAAGTAGTTATAGATTTCTAGATATCTTGTATCTTCAAACTCTACACTAAAATCTATGTTTTCATCAGAGCTTATAGAAGATTTAGGATATAGAATTCTAGACCCAAACATATTTTGAGCAGTTTCTAATTCATCTACTGCAATATCTGGAATATCAATATTAGACGTTTTTCTATTACTTAAAATTCTAACAAATGGACAAGATCTACCAGAACTACCATCAGATGCTCCATAGCAAAGATTTTCTAAAACAGTATATAGATATCCATGGCTATATAACCAATTAAAGTATGGGATCTGACTAGCTTCAGCAGATAACCATCCAGATTTAGATTTATCATCTGGACTTCCATCATTATATCTTAAGATGGGAAGATCTGGTTTTGTAAAGAATACATATTCTCTAGCACCCTGAACATGATTAAAAGGGTCTAATCTTGGAAGTCTATAAAATGTAGACCAGTACTTAAGATCATCTGGTTCATAGATACCATTTGCTCTCATAGTCTTTCTCATGTCGGATTCATGAGATAGTACCTCTGATTTTAATTTTACTATATCCTCATTATCGTCATTAGCACGTCCCCACATATGCATAACCGCTTCATCATCATTTCCTTCTATAGGACCTAATGCATCACGGTAATCTGTGTCTCGTGTTATTTCGATAAAATCTTTAGGATCAGCCACTGTCTCACCACCTAACAAAAAAATACAAAAATTTATTATACATATGTCGGAGAGGGTACTAATTAATCAGGGCTGTAATGAGCTAATCCTATGACATTATCGTAATTATCTTCAGTGATAATTATATCGATATAATTACTTTTATAATTTCAGGAGGAAATATTTCATGCATGAATATAAGACTCTATTATCCGAAGCGGATATGGGACCTTTAAAAAAGGTTTTGTCCTTAATGGATTTAGACTTTGATGAATTAAAACGTGGAATTACTGGTACTATTAATGGTAGTTCTAGTACAGGTTTTAAAATGAACTCTAATATTGCTAAAGAAGCAAAAGGGTTAACAGCTGTATTCCCAGTGTTAGTAAGCGAATCTGTATCTGTAGAACAAGCTCAAATGATTGCTAAAGCAGCTGAACGTAAATATGTAACAATGTTCCAAATGTTATTTGCTGCTAGTCAAATTACAGATGCTAAAAGTGCACAATCTTATTTGAAGAAATTCCATAACAATATCACTTCTTCTTTAGATTTAAGTGATATGACTGTAGATGATGTAATTGATTTTGCTAATAAGTTAGATGAAGAAGTTCAAACAACTGCTTTAACTAATGCTCGTATTACAGAAGCTACAAAAGCTGTATTGAAAGACTTAGCTTTTAATGAAAACTATACTAAAGTATTAGCAGAAAATCTAAATCCTGTTTCTTTGAATAATTACAAAGTTAAAACAGTATTTGGCGATTATAAAGCTACTCAAGTATCTGAAGCTGGCGATGATGAATACTACACAACTATGGATACTACAGCAAGTACTGAGCGAGATGCTATAGATGATTATAACAATGGCACTATAAGAACAAGATCCACTACTACTTCTAGAAAAATTCCTATTACAGCTAGAGATAGAGCAGCTACATTAAAAGATAAAAATGCTACTCTTAAAGATAAAGCAGATATCATCTCTAAACAAATCGTTACTACTGATATCAAAAAAGCTAATGAAGCTACTCCAAGCTTAATGATTATCAACTTTGTAACTCAAGCTGATGGTCGTGATAATGAAATTGTTAATACTGCAGTAATCGGTGTTAAATGCGTTATTCATTATATCCCATCTTCTGAAATGATGAATCGTATGGTATTAAAAAATACTGATCGTCGTGGTTTATTAAACTTCATTCGTGCTACTACTGGAGAAATTCAATTCTTCCGTGATTTCTTATTTGCTATTGATCGTGCTAAGATTGATGCTGTAGCAAAAACAAACAAGGGTTCCAATTCCCGTATTTGGAAAATGCTTGAAATCCGTGCTAACCGTTCTAAGATGAATACTACTGCAAGAGCCGATAATGCTGCTTGTGCTGCTATTACTATGCTAGTATTATCTAAAGCCGAAGTGGATATCATTAAACAAAGCTATCGTTTAGATCTTTCTAAAGCATCTACCATGCTCTCTGTTATGAAAGGTTATAATTTCATTGGCGTAGCAGTTATCGATGAAGTTAATGAAAAAGTTGATTTCTTATATGATGATGGTACTAAGAACTTTGAAACTATCTCCTTTATGAGTCTTGAAAGAGAACAAGGTGCTGGTGAATATAAGAAAATGATTAATACGTTAGTGAAAGGAAGATAATAGATGATTACATATAAAGTCGGGGTTGGATCCTTGAATGAAGAGGATATGACTAGTACTGTTAATGATAATCCAACTAGTATGAATCCTCCAAGATCTAACGGAACTGTAAATAATATTGGTCCAAAGCAAGCTGATCTAAATATCAACTTTGATGATGGTGAAGGCAATGCTAATCCTAAACCAGCAAATCCTATGGGTAAAATTGCTTCTACTGTTAATATGGTTAAGCCTAGTGCTCCAACTACTAATCCAAGCAATAATGTTGCTAACCCTATGAACAATAATAATCCTAATAAACGTGCAGTTGGAGAAGAAGTTATGACAAAAGAATTCAAACAAATTGTCAGCGAATATATGGATATCGCTGATTACAAAACTACTACTCGTTTATATAATCTAGATGAAGCAGAACAAAATACAGTATTGCTTTCTCTTACAAATAAATTATATCAAATGATTGTAGCTAAAATTGATGACGTTGAAAAAGGCGATATTCCTAAATCTCGTGGTGATATTACTCGCCTTCCTAAATACGCTCAATTGAAAGAGTGTGCTAGAACACTTACTGATATCTTCGAACAATATAAAGAAGATACCACTCCTGTAAAAGTTATTGAAAACGCAATTGATAACTTAGATGACAATTCTGATGTATTTGTTCAATCCTATATGGCTAAAGTTGATTTCGGTATCATGTTATATGAATCCGTTACACTAGCAGTGATCGGTTCTTTATCCTATATGATCGCTTGTTGTATTGAATACGTTAAAGATCCTAAAAATGATGGTCTTACTATTGTAATGGACAAAACTGGTGTAGCTAAAGTAAAAGAACATTTGCTTTATGAAAACCTAGTTAAATTCAATGAAGCATGCAGAACAAATGATGTAGAAAATGCTATTCGTCCATTAATCAAAAACAGAACTCAAAACTTATTTGGTGTTGGTGGTATGGTATTGGTTAAAGGTTTATTGATTGCAGTTCCTACAATTATTGCATTGATTCCTTTGATTAAAGACTTAGTATATTATTTCTTTGCTGCTCGTCAACGTGTATCTGTATACTTCGACATTCAAGCAGACTTGTTAGAAATGAATGCTAACGAATTGAAAGATAATCCTAATATCACTACTGATGCTGATAAGAAATCTGTAATTCGTAAACAACTTCAAGTTGCTAGAACTTTCCGTCAAATTGCAGATAAATTAGCAGTAGAAGCTAAGACTGCTGAAAATAAAGCTGATAAAGAAATCAAAAAGGATAATAAGAAATATCGTATTGATGATGTAGAAACTAATCCTTCTGAAGTATCTGATGGTCCTTTATTCTAATAAGGGGGTAATTAGATATGCTAGTACTTGGTAAACAACCTGATAAATCTTTATTAGAAAAAGATGAGTTTAATATTGATTGGATGCTTCAAGGACCTGAAGTAACTCCAGAAATGAAAAAAGATATTTTAGCATCTTTGGAAGATTATGGTTTTAAAATTCCTAAAGATATCGTATCTTATATCATAGCTCACTATAACTACACCCCATATAGTAAAAATAAATTTGATGTAAAAGATCATAAATGCATTCAATTCAAATACTTCTTGAATTTTGAAAATCCTATGTATTTAACAGCTAAGGAAAGTGCATATCATTTATATCAATTCTATTGCAATGGTGAAAATAGTGAATCTGGAATTTCTCCATTTGAAGTAAGTGAATTGTATCCTATTGCTTGCACAGTTAATGATGCATTAATTTGTGCAGACTCTAAAGGCGCAATTCATTTATATTATTTGGATTCCGATGAAGTTATTAAAGCTGCTGATACATTAGACGAATTCTTATCTAATTTTTATATTAATGATGAATGCTAACAGGAGGAAATAGAAACTATGTTTAAAAGAGCTCCTATGAGCACAGCTGAGTTGATTAAACGCAACTTAGAACAACAAGCTCTTAAAGAGGAATCTATTAATCTTTATCCAGATATTGATAAAGATTTAACTGATGACCTTGATTTTTATAAAAAATATACAAAAGCACAAGATAAAGCTAAATTAGACAAAGATCTTGTAGACCAATTCTCTGAATCTGTAAATAGCAGATTATTAGAATGCTGTTTATACCAAGGTATGTTGAAACCTGTTCTTAAAGAACAATTCTGCAATTCTCATGAAAGAAAACTTGGTAAAACTTTGGTAAGAAACTTTATCAAAGAACATGGTGCTTTTAATTTGATTCAATCTTTAAAAGATAAAAGCTGCTATTTGAATGAATGGTATGATGCTATTAAAGGTTATCATACTGCTATGATGAATGAAGCTAAAGAAATTGCTCAAGAAGGAATTCCTGAAGCCGAATTATTTGATATTGAAGATGATACTATTAAAAAATTTGTATTTGATACAAAAAGCATCATTCCAAAAGATATCACAAAAATGATTACTTCTCGTGTAGAAGATGCTGTTAATGATTTTATCGATCAAAACAAAAAACAAAAAGAAGAAATCAAGAAAGTGTATGAAAAGGCAAAAGAAAAAGTAGCATCTTTAAAAGATACTATTGATCCTAACGACCCTAGCTTCCAAGATTTCAATGGTGATCCAAATACTGAATTAGATCCTAAATATGGCGATCAAGTTCAAGAACAAGCAATGGCTATGGTTCGTGGTAAACAACGTGCTTTCCGTGAAGAAGCTACTTCTGTATTCAGTATTTTAAGTAAAAATACTTTAGAAGCTATTCATAGAAATCAAGCAATCAAAGAATCTTACTCTGTAGGTATGACTGGTAGATTGGATTTCCAAAAAGCTATCAATGATACAAAGGTTATGTATTCTTTCTTAGAATGCTTGAATACTTTGAATATTATGGATTTAAATGAATCTACATTATCTAAACTTCTTACTGATATGAAAAACTCTATTCGGGAAGAAAACTCTGTTACTAATGTAGCTCCAAGCAATCCAACAGCTCCTGGTAGTGAAAAGGCTAGTGGTACTATGACTGTTAATACTAATAATGCAGCACCTAGCCAAAAAGCCCCAACTGCTACAACAACTAATAGCGGTACTGAAGGTAATACTTTATCATAATAAACAAAAAAAATAAGAGCAGAGTCATTACGACTCTGCTCTTGTATTTGTGTTATTTTGAAAAGATATCATCAAGGAATTCTTCCATTTTAATCTTTTCTTTTTCTTTTTCTATTCTTTTTTTATGAATTTCCATATGACGCTCTAAGGAGATCATTGGATTTTCATCTATAATAATAGGACTACTTAACAGAGCTTCTGTTATTTCTTTAAGCATAATATACCACACTCCTTAGGATCAATATTTAGGAATTATAAAAGATTGGAGATTAAGCTTGCTGCTTCTTCAGCTTTATCTTTATTGTTTTTCCAATCTTCGAAAGCTAAGATAGCTTTATCTGCTAAATAAGCACCTGTTACCACACCAACACCACAAGCGGCACCAGTGATAACACCTTCTGTAAATGCATCAACTAATCGATCATTTTTATTATCTTTAGCTACAGCATCTGCAATTTTTTCTGCTAATAACGCATTAACTACTACTTCTTCATTTTTAGCTTGTTGGTTCATTTTGTTTTCATTAGTCATGTCTAGGTTTTCTTGTTTTGTCATGGTATTTACCTCTTTCTTTTCAATACTAGGTTGTTGTTGACTTTGTTGAATTTGTTGTTCTAATGCAGCTTTTTGTTCAGAACCCATAGCTGCAGGGTTCACTACTTTTGTTTCCATTACCGGGGTTACTGGAAACTGAATTGTAGTCTGTACTGGTTGTTGCTGGATTCCCAATGCTGGGTTTTGTAATCCATTATCGAATCCAGATTGATTTTGCTGTGCAGCTTGTTGAATAGCTGCATTCAAATCATCAATGCTGCCAGTATAATAAGTAGGTCTAGCAATAACTGGACCTTGTTGTTGCACAGAAGAATCCTGTGTCGTTTCTTCAACTGCAGGAACTTCAGAAGTAACTTCTACTACACTTTCAATTACTACTGGCTCTTCCACAGCTTTTTGTACTGTGCGTTTGCGACGAGTTACTGTTTTCTTAACAGCTTTTGTTTCATCAGCCGCTTTTGTTGTTGAAGCTTTTTTCGTTGCCATAAATGACTCCTTTCTGTTTAGTAAAAAAGCTTAAAAGTTAAACAGTCAAAAGACTGGAAATCCATTACCGGATTTCACTATTATAGTATATAATTATAATTGATATTACTATTGTTATTTTACACAATATACTGGGTAAGGGAACTTAATCCCTTACCCTAAATATTTATATATTGATTAAATATGTTCCTCTAGCAATCTTATTGCATGTAAATAAGAATCCTAAATTTCCGCAAGCAGATAAATAACTGAGTTCCTCGTTGTTTAGATCTGCATATCCAAACTGAGCGATAATATTATTAATACCCATATTGATAATATTGAATACATTGATATCATTATCCTCTTTAGGATATAGATAAATATGAAGATTATTTGTATAAGGTTCTTCTATAATTTTATAGGTAAAATATCCAGACTTATAGTAGTCAGAATTATCTAATACCAATATTAGATTATCAGATCTCAAAACATTACTACGAAGAAGTTTAATTTTTATAGAGGTGCATAAATTAAGATTATTAGAAAAAATATCTGCTGTTTCAATATTGACTAATCTACCCATTACTTTAACATCCATCCTTTATTAAATAAAATTAAGTATTATTCGCCAAAGAATTTAATGTCATTTTGCCCAAGTCTTTTAGAAATAGATTTGTATTGATATTTATTATATAGCATATTCATATACCTTAGAGTTATTTCGATTCTAGGAAGTTCTGAATAGTATTTGTTGAAGCTAGAACTTATCACAATAGAATCATCTATCCAAATATTACCATTGTACATATCAGAATATTTCTTTTCTACGTTATCAAAATCTGGTTTTGATAGAGGACGTATCATTCCCATCTCTGCTAACATCTTTTCTTTAACATTAAAAACGTTAGGAGTTTTGAAATAAGCATTATAATGTACTTGGCAAGGTGTATAGATCAAAGACTCTAAAAAATCGAAGTCCTGAGTAGTTATAAATTGCTTCATAAATTGCCTATCGGCTGCACCAGTAATAGAATATACCTGAATAAATCCTGGATTAGATCTAGCATTAGAAAGGATATTATTCCCTTTACTCTTAATAAATCTAGCTCTAGGACGAGGACTACCTTCTGGATTCTCATATATTACTACATATAATTCAGGCATATAATACATTTGTTGAAGCATTTGATTTCTAGTATTGATAATATCATCCATTTTGGATTTATTTATTTTATATTTGTCTATCATCCAAGAAAGTCTCTCTTGATAGTCTCTTGGGACATGAGAATATTTCTCTTCATATAGTTTTGCTTTTTGCTTTCTAGTCTTTATTTTATCTCACCTCCCTGAAATAAGACAAGATTACTTAGTAGTATTAGTATATATAAAAAACAAAAAAGAAAGACATACTGCAATCAAGCAGTATGTCTATATTCTTATCGTATTATGTTTCCATACTCATCTAGGTGTATACCTCTTCTTGCTAAAGATTCTACAACCATTCTATCTAATTCTCTTTTATTAGCTATTAATAATTCTAATTCTCTATTAGTTATAGCTACATTTCTTCTAACAGTGTCAGAATACATATAAAGAGCTCCTGCTCCAAATAAGAATCCCATAATAAAAGATGAGTTCATAATATTATCTCCTTATTTAAATACTACAAAATATGATAACCTCATAATTATAGTATACAAATATAAGATATATTACATAATAGAGCCATTACCAGATTGGTTGCCGCCCATATTATTCCAAGCAGCATAAATAGAACCTAATGCTCTTGACCAAGTATGAACTAATCTATCTTTTACAGTATTAGAACCAAGGCGTGTTAACCAATATAGTTTTACATATCTAAGCATATTAGGCTCAGCAATATTAACACCACACATATTAGCAAGATAATCTAATTGTGCTGGATTGCCAATCATATCATTATCACCCTTACCAGTTGCCATAGACATGATATCATATAGATCTTTAATAGATAATTGGATTGTTACTTGAGTAGGCAAACCATCTTGGGTCCATCCTTGCAAATCACCACGTTGAATAGAGCAGTTTGTAATAATACCCATATCAACATGGAACATGGATTTATAGAATGCACGAACTAAGAATGGAGATACGTATGTATTATCACCAGCAGATCTAGGCATAACAAATCCTAGAATATGGCAAAGTGGAACATAAATATTCAAATAGATTGATAATACGTCACAGTCTGGAGAATCTAATTTGATAGTAACGTCATACGATCTCATGAAAGAAGAATCTGCCCAGATTTCTGGGAAGAACATCTTACCACCAGCCATCATAGTATTAACGTGTTTCCACATAGATCCAAGAATACCACCCATGCTACTAGTATCGCTAGAACCCTTTTCTAAATCTGCTTCTGGTTTAAGATTCATATTTGTTACGCCAGATGCACCACCTAAAAGGAAGTTAATCTCACGAGCCATATCTGATACTTGGTTGATTTTATTTGCCAATTGAGATTGGGTCGTATTATTAGAGAAAGATTCTTGTACTTGTGTTTCTGAGTTTATATAAAAAGAAACGGATCCTCTATGATACCCAGCAAATGGATGTTGAGATGCTAGACCCCAATCAAAATTGCCAAGTTTATTCTTTTCGCCATTAGCCCCATATTCTATTTCTACATCACTGATATTTAATAGTGCTGCAACAGATCTACACATTTGATTTACTGCAAAGAAATAATCCTCTGGAGTAGCTTTAAAGTTATAATATCTACCAGATTGGTTTACCAATTTATTTACATCAGATTCGCTAACTTCACCATGATTATTACTAATAGCAGATACTATTTCTTTTTGAATCTTGGATTTCTTGTCTCCTTCATAACCTTGAAGGAAATTAGCAACCCCTGCTTGTAATACCATGATAGGAGCACGGCCTACAATCTTTTGAGCAAATTTTCTACCAAATGATGCATCGTTATTAGTATTATCAATTCTATTATCACAGATAGGCATAAATTGGTATGGCATACCAAATACAGTTCTTATGTTCTTTACTGTCATTTTATTCATATTACTAATGAAATCATCAATAGCATTAAATGCTTTAGTAAATCCTTCTTTGAAAGATTTGATTTCGCTCATAAGATCTTTATATTGAGCTTCTGATGCAGCTTTTTGTAAATCTACATCTTTAAACTTACCATCTTTATTCTTATAAGAAAATTCATTTAAAGATACTCTATAACTATTACCATCTACGTCTTTAATATTAGCATAACCAGACGAGTCAATAGATTCTACTTTGAAGGTAGTCGCATCAGCTTTAGCAGATTCTGGAATATCTAATCCATTAACGTCTTTTTTTACACTATCTTTAATTTTAACAGTAGTACCTTCTAATTGGAGATCCATATCATCATTATTTTGTTTTTCATCTCCAGCAAATGATTGAAGATTAAGTCTGATCATCTTTTCTTTTAAAAGATCTTCATCTATATCTATCATCTTAGATAGTCTATCTGTTTTTAATATATATCTACCAGATATAGTTTTTAACCAACCATCCTCTTCAGATACTACTTCTACAGTTTTACCTTTATCTAAACTATTTACAACATTACCAGATGCTGATGGTTTATCCATGACTAGCACTGGTGCATTGATTTTATATAATTCAAACATTTTATATCCTCCTAAATACCTTAGGTTTATTACAAAAATGTCAGGGATAGCATTTCTGCTATCCCTGAATAGTTTATCTTAAAGCAATACTGTTCATATTGTCAATAATTGATTGATAGTTACTAATATCGGTTGTACCGACTCTATTGAAGTTGCCCTCTACACCTGCACCCGCACCTACTGTAGAAGCTGCCATTGCTCCTACATTAGCTCCAGATTGAGGCATAGCCGCTCCATTTACATTGGCCTTGATACCTTCTTTTGCAAAAGTATTTGCTAATTGAACGATTGCGGAGAGTAATTCATTAGTTTTAGATTGCTCTTGAATAAGCTTATCTAATTTAGCTCCTAAATCGCCAGTACCAACATTAGCAGAGTTAGCTTGAATTCCAGAAGGAGTTCCAGTTGCACCACTAGCGGCAGTAGTATATTTAGGATCTTTTGATAATACTTTAATTGCATCAGCTTTACTCATACCATGAGTATTCACTAAGTAATTAATATCATTATCAGAATATGGAATACCATTTGGTGCTATTCCATTATTAGTAGCTTCAAGACTAGTCTTAGCAATAGGTAAATTAAAGTTAGAGGATTTTAAGCCATCTAAATAGCTTCTACCATAAGATTTAATACTACCCCATGCATTAGATGCAAGATTTTTGATCATAGAGCCAAAACCTCTACCAAATGTAGAAGTTTTTCCTCTACCAAATCTAGATCTTGTATTTTTAGGAATTTGTTCATGTAAACCATACATGCCTTCATCGATACCTCTGTTAGCCGTATAGTATACTTTAATTCTAGTACTACCTCTACCGTATCTAGAGATACTCATAAATCCAGGAGTGGCTGCATCGCCATGTTTACCTTTACCAGCATTACCAGAAGCCAAGCCTTCAATAGAATATTGGCAAGGGTCAACTGCACCATTCATACCAGCACAAGATTGGTCACTTGTTACAGTGTAATGTAAGTGAGGACCTGTACTTGCACCAGTGTTACCAGATTTAGCAACAATAGTACCAGATTTAACTGTATCACCTTTTTGAACACATTGTTCAGATAGATGGGCAAATAGATGATACATTCCTTTGCCATCTTTGATTACTACGAAGTTACCATATCCACTACCAGGACCACCTTGAGATCCTACATCGTCAACAGTACCGTCTACAGGAGTAGGAACAGGAGTTCCTTCTGCAACACCTAAGTCAATACCATTATGGTTTGTAGAACCTACACCACCAGGGCTTTCACGAGGTCCGAATGGAGATGTAATAGGAGCATTACTCATACCAGCTTGAAGTGCAGCTGCTGCAGAGCCAGATTGAGGAGTTGCTACAGATCCAGCACCACCAGACTGACTTCCGCCAGAAGAGGAACCACTCTTATTACCACTATCCATACCTAAGATACTACTAAATGGATTTTCATCACCAAATAAGAATTTGAGATTATTACCAAATATTTTAGATGCAGATCCCATAATTGTAGAACCAAGCATCTTAGTCATCTTAGATAATGGAGCAGCCATTCTTTCAGCCATACCAGTAATTCTTCCAAAGAACCCTTTACTATAATCAGCGCCAGAAGAAGCTTTATTAGCTGCAGCTGCTTGAGCAGCAGTTTTAACTCTATTTTCTTTTTGTGCTTGAGTAATGGTAGGAGCAAATGCAGGTTTAACTGTAGGTTGAGCTAGCATTTGTCCAGGAGAAGAAGCTGTCAAAGGATTAGCTTTAGGAGTAGGAGGTACACCTGTAAGTGTTTGAGTAGCATTTAAAGTCAATTGTTGAGGACCAGCACCCATACCAAATCTAGCTTTAAGATGTTTACCTTTACCAGAAGTTGGAAGTGTTCCTTTACCAGCTAAAATAGCTTTTGCAGAAGCAATACGTCTAGGATAGCTTGCTGTGTCTCCAGAAACTTCAAATCCTTTTTCCCAAGTAACTACTGCATCTTCAATAGATTGATTTGCCATAGCTTGGACAAATTGATTATAATACCCACCAGGTCCGATTTCAGACCATAAGTATTCTAATTGTATTGATAGATCGTTCCAATTCTTACCTTTAGAACTTGCTAAAGATTGTAGTTTGGTAGCACGGTCATTTAACCATTGACAAATACCAATAGCACCAATTTCATTTTTAGCAGAAGGGTTGTATTCAGATTCTGCTTCAATATTACCGCAAATAGCAGCTGCTTGAATATCATTTAAACCTTTGGATTTTAAGAAATCAAAGATTTGTTTTGCATTTGCCGCAGCATCACCATTTACTGCATTATTAGAACCATCTGAAGAACCACCACTACTAGAAGTGGTACCGAATGATAATGCATTGCTAAATATTTCTGCTACTTTAGCAAACCCACTCAAGAAACCAGTAGCACCAGAACTACCACTAGAGGAACCTCCGGTTGCTTTGCTTGGTTTGCCTGGATCTCTCTTACCGAATTTAGAATTATCGATTAGAGACATATTTGGTTGGCCGGATGGGATAGCAGACATAGCACCATTCATACCATTAACGTATTCATCAATAGATGCACCAAAGTAACCATTCTTTTTCAAACGAGTTGCAAAGTCAGTTACATCTGTAGAGCCACTTAAAGATGGTTCATTACATTTATTGCAATAATATGCATAGTATTCAGCCCATTCTTCTTCGTTTCCGAAGTGCATGTAGTAGTTACCACCATCAGGTTGTTTATCTTTAGGATCGCCTGTTGGTTCATTTTGAGTCATACCACCGAAGTTGTAGTTTTCTCTAGCTAATTGAGAAGAGAACCCAGCTGATTCATGATACCATTGAGCAAAGATTAATTTAGCATCAATGCCAGTTTTAGGAGCAACCCAGTTAGCCAGTGCCCACATCTTATCAGCAGAGATTCCACCTCTACCATATCTAAACTTACCTGTTCCGAAATGGAAGTTATTAGCTCTTAAAGAGGAAGTTCCTCTACCATATCTTACATTTTTACCAGAACCATATCGTTTAGATCTAGCACTAATAGCAATAGTAGATTTAGATAAAAGATCATTTGCTTTATAAATCTTATTAGGTTGACGAGTTTCTGGGTCTTGAACAACAACGTTTCCATTAGCATCAATACCAGTAGCTGTAACATAATGAGGGTTTTCAGCAAATGGAGTTCTATTAGACTCACCAGCTGTGTCTTGACCCATCAATACAACAGGATTACCTGCTTGTAAAGATCTCTTAATAGAATCATTATCATAAAGAGTATCTGTTTCCATACCAGCTTTATTCATGAAACTAGAGAAGAACTCAGGTCTTGTACCACCATTGGTTTCTTTGAATCCGCCTTTGATAGCATATTGAGCGGCCATACGAGGATCTACATCAACACCTAATGAAGATAATGCATTAACAGCAGATACAGGACCACATCCAGAGTCAGCCATAGTTTGAGCTTCAGAATCTCCAGGAGCATTGAATGGCATAGAGTAATTAGAATCTAATTGAGAGTAGAAGTTGCCTTTACCGTATTTAGAAGTTTTACCCTTACCGCCATTTCCGATACCAAAGAAGTTCATAAGACCAGTTTTAGCCTCTCCGATAGTATCAGCAGCTTTGCCAGCTTTATCTTTAAGCCAATCTGCACCTTGGTTGAATCCCTGTTTAACTGTATCTGCAGCACTAGAAATACCAGAGGTTACAGAATTGTAGATATTTGTGGCCCCTTGTTTGAGACCTCCCCACATTTCTAAACCTTTATTTTTAGCCCACTCTAGGTTATTGCCTACAAAGTCTTTAAACTGATTTGCCTTTTCAACGACTTTTTCAACGACGCTCTTAGCACCAGTTTTAACACTCTTAACCATATCACCTAAAGTATCTTTAGCTTTATCTACATTATCACTGAAGGAGGAAGATTGTTCATCTTTCCCTCTAGGTTTTTGTCTTCTTAATTCATCTAGTTCTTTTTTACCAAAACCAAATGCTGGACCGATATATTCAATACCCATTTCTAATACAGCATCTTCTGGAATGATGATACCTAGAATAGGAATTGCAGCACACATAGCTGTTACAACACCTGATACGATTTTCATACCAGTACTAGAAGTGCCTTCAGAAAGTTTAAGCATTTCATCGGCATTATTATAGCCATGATAGAAGTCTGATATAATACCACCAACGATAATAACAGCAGATACTATAGCTCCGATACCTGTAGAAGCAGCGGCAGCTTCAGCACCTTGTCTGATTAGTTTTGTTGCAGCACGAGCAATATTAGCAGGTTTAGCAGCTCTTTCTAAAAGCTTAGCACCAAATGCTTTAACAGCCTTGACAGATTTGCCAGGAAGAACTGATTCTAATTTTCCTGTGACTTTTGTAATACCATCTTTAAGCTTAGCCAATAGGGCTTGGATAGTAGAGTTTTGAGTTTCTGCTTTAGCAGCAGCATCTGTTACATCAGATCCTACCTCTTTAGCAAATCCTAAAGCATCTTTACCTTTAGCTACTAAAGAACTCATTCCTTTACCAGCCATGCTTAATGCTTTGCTATCTACCATACCATGATACATATCACTTGGAATAGAAGAGAAGTCGCCATTAGCTATATCATAAGCAGCAGCACCAGCAGCACCCATCTTACCAACACCGCCACCAAGTTTACCAACTAGAGCAGTTGCTCCAAGAGATGCACCAAGACCACCAAGAATACTTCCAGTACCTTGTTGTGGATCAGTTTGAGCTTGACCAGTCATACCAGAAGTTTCAGGTTCAGAAGCACTAGAAGATCCTAATCCGAATCCTAATGCACCAAGACCTGCAAGAGCAGCTCCGACTTTACCTTTGCCTTTAAATTTAGCAGCAAGTTTACTAATCATTCCAGGACCACCACCAGAAGCAGCAGCACCAGCGGCAGCTTTGGTTGCAGCTTGAGATGCAGCAATTTGTTCAGCTTTGGCTAAGTTTTTAGCACCAGATTTAGCGAATTTACCACCAAGCTTAGTAAATGCATAGTCGCCTAATGCTTGACCACCTAAATCTAAAGCAAAATCACTAAGATCGAAATCTTGACCATTTGCCATTTTATAGGCTTGCATAGCAGCAGCGCCGCCTAACCAGCCAGCAGGTTTGCCAAATCTTTTTCCTAAGAATCTATTAGCAAGCATACTACCAGTACCCATTGCTAAATCGCCAGGAAGTGCAGATAAGCTTTCTTGAGCAGCAGCTTCGTCTCCTGTGAGTTTGTTGTAGACATATCTACCACCATCAAATAGACCGTAACCTGCTACACCACCTAAACCTTTAGCAGCTGTAGATGTAAAGAGTTTACCAATTCCACCTTTAAGATTACCTAAGAAGGAGTTACCAGCACCAGCAGCTCTAGTAGCAGCTGCACCAGCTTTTCTAGCAAATTCACCAGCTTTTGTTCTTAAAGATTCAGGGATTAATCCATTTGCCATAGATTTTGCACTACCCCAAATGAATTTACCTATATCTTTAATACCATCTTTGATAACAGTTTTTACTTTACTACCAAATTTAGCAACTGCGGCAGCGATTGCTGGGCCTATTAATGGAATAGAAGCTAATGCATTCATTATACTAGAAAGTGGTCCGCCAAATAGAGAGTCTAATAAGCTACCACCAGCGGCTTTAGCTTTTTGACCAGCTTTAGATGCACCAGCACCAATTCTATCAGCAATTCTTTCTAATGCAACAGTAGATCTTTCTTGCAATTGAACTTTGTGTTGGTTCTTAGCATCGATCTCTTTATTGTGTTTATTAGGAATTTCCATTAATTGACCATCTGCAGAAGAGATAGCATATTCTTTAGTATCACCGTCAGCAGTAGGAACTGTTGTTATACCATTTTTGCCAGCTCCCATACTAGAAGCACCTTTAGAACTAGACATATTTGCTCCAATGATTCCAGCAGCAGATACTGAACCCATATCTTTAGCAATTTCATCTCTAGTTCTCATATCAGTAGGTTTGGAAGAAGTAGATACATCTTCTAATCCATCAGAGGATTTATTACTATCTCCACCACCAAATAAACTACCGAATAGACCACCACCAGATTTAGAGCCACCGCCAAATAGCCCTTTAGCCATACCAATGATGCCACCCTCAGCATGGTGCTCAATAGAGTCATCTAACTTTTTACCATGAAGGACTTTAAATGTTTCTCTAGCACCTGGGGCTAAACCAACTTTCTCTGCCATACCAAATGGAAGGAAAGATTTGGATATCATTGGAATTATTGCATTGGTAAAGTTTTGAAGGGTATTCAATACTTCACCTTGGCGTTTATCTATTTTTTCATTAGCTTTTTCTAGTTTAACAAAGAAGCCTTTACGATCATCATATAATGCATCGTAAAAACCTTTCTTAACAGCATCACTCATGTCTTTAGCTCCACCGTTCCCAGTAAGGAAATTGTAGAGTTGGGTCATGTCTTTATTAGCAAGATTATTATCTTCAGCTTCTGTTTCGTCTAGTCTAGAATTCAAGGACAAACCTTTACGTTTTTGCAATTCGTTTACACGGCTACCTAATACTCTGGAAATAGCTTCCATTTCTTTAATAGCTTTTTCATCTCCTCGCACAACTCTGAGGTATAGTTTTCTAAAGTCATCTTGTTCAATTAGAGGATTTTCAATACCTCTAGTTAGTCCTTTATATACTTTATCAGCTATTTCATAAATAGCATTTTTATTATCATTAGAATTGAATACTTTGGCAGCTTCTTGGGCTCTAGCAACTTTCTTTTCACCAGCTTTTAGAGTTTGTACAAGAGATCTATATTGTTCATCTGATAGTACACTACCATTTTTAGCTTTGAATTTAGCAAGTTTATCAAGTGCACCTTGTACACCTTTACCATTTTTAAATTCATCAATGATTCCTAGTGCATTAAGATCTACAGCTCCTCTAGTTTGCTCTTGAATATCATCTGCAGCTGCTCTAAAGTCAGCATAAGATTCTTTAGTAGCTTGATTTAAATAATAATCTTCACCACGATATTTTCTATTCTTAGCAAAGTCTAAAGCATCGTTCATTTGAGCTCTAGCCATATTGATACCAGCATAATTGTCAGTACCAACTTCGCCCATCATTCTAGTAACGTCGGCTACATTACCAGTCATATTGTTTTCATCAATCAATCTGATTTGATCTTCAGTAGAACCAGTACCATATCCTTTTTGAATAAGTTTCCGGTTAGCCCATCCACCTACTTTACGTTCCATACCTTTGGCAAATGATCCAGCTTTTCTACCAACAAATTTGACTAAGCCTTTTCCCCATCCTCCGATTTTAGTTCCGATACCTAGTTTATCGAAAAGTTTCTCGAAGAATAGACCTGGAGAGTCTAATTTAGATTTAATAAAGTTTGTAATAGATTTGACAGATTGTAGACCATAAACACCAATTAACTTAGTGACAGGTTTGACTGTATTGAAGATAGGTTTGATCATATCATCTCTTAACCATCTACCCATATTCTTTTGAATATCTTGAAGAGTCCATTTAAGAGGGTTAGTAAAGTGACGTCTAATAGCACCAGCTAAACCGCCACGTCTTACACCATTCTTATCCTTGATACCAAGCATAAGCTCTTCAAATTTATCAGTAGTGGATAATACACCAAGACCAGCACCTAGAATAGAGTTACCTAACAAACCAAATGGTCCAAGTAACATTGTGCCAATTGTAGCTGCAGCTACTCTAGGGAAGTGTTTCTTGATAAGATCTTTACGATTTTTATTTAATAAACCGCCACGGTCACCAAATAAGAAATCGTTCAAATCTTTATTATTTTTAACTACAGAAATACTAGCTCCAAGCATAGCCCCACCCAAAGGACCGAATGGGAGTACTAAACCAGAGATAGCGCCTACTGTACCATACTTCTTAGCATCAGGCATATACTTTTGTAAAGTATCTTGCCATTTTTTAGAGATTAGGCCTTCTTTATGAGTAACATTGCCTTTCTCATCAACAATATCTTTACCAAATACTGTTTCTTGGAAGGTTTTATTATTCTTAATAATATTGATAGCAGAGCCAGCCATAGCTCCAAATAATGGACCACCTAAAGGGAATAATGTTCCAAGTAAAGCACCTGCGGCACCACCTTGAACTGCATTACCCATATTCTTTTTAGCAAAGTCATTAAATTGAGCTGCTGCTTTTCTAGGATCTACACCAAAGGCTTGTTCTATACCTGTAGATAAGCCATTGAGACCAATAGCATGAGATACTTTTCCTGTGGCTCTATCAATACCTCTTGTAAAGAAGTTTCCTTTATTTCTATTACGTTCATCAGCATATGCTTGATTATGAGCACCTAACTGTTCAACGATTTCTAAATCAGAGGTTCCTCCAGCATGATGACTAATATTAGAAATTAATCTACGCTTAAAGTCTTTCTCTTCAGATAACTGTTGACCAATATTAACACTATCCCTTTCAGGATTGAAAGGATTCATATTGGCAGGAATAACTAATTCACCTTTGTGAAGTGTAGTAAGTGTTACATTGCCTTTTGAAGGGTTAACATATTTTACACCACTGGCATGATGCGTAATATCACGTTCAGCTTCTGCTAATCTAGCGAGTCTAGATTGTACCGGACCTCTTTGAGATATATACGAATTTATGGCATCTGATTGGTACCTTCTTCCAGCAGATGGCAAATCGAATCCAAGGAATTGAGCTGCCTCTCTTCCTGAACTTTGTATAGAATCTCTAGCGTATCCATATACACCTTGAACACCTTGTTTAGCATTATCTTTAACGAAGTTTACACCACGTCTTACTTTAGCTTTAGCGGCTGCTATACCTCTATCAAGATCAAATCCGAACCAATCTTTAGCAAATCCTTTAATCTTATCAGGAAGCGTCTTAGCTAATTTATCTCTAAGACTTCCTAAAATACTATTAATTTGCTTATTAAGGTTATTAGTAATTTCTTTCATATCATGGATCATTACATTGAATAAACCTTTAACAGGTTTACCATCTTCGTCTTTGATATTAGTATTCTTACCAAATAACATATCATGCATGAATTCATCAGCACCAGCGATTACTGTGGTAAGCAATCCAGCAGGAGCTTTGAATATACCTTGCACGCCTTGTTGAATAGTTAATAGCTTATCACCAATTGTACTAGATTTTATTACATCATCTAAGAAACTAGTAGCTTTATTAGTAAGATTATCAGCTAGCTTACCTTTTTTCTTCTTAGGTTTGAATGTGCCACCACTTATAGCTTTAAGAGCATTTGTTAATTCAGCATCAAGAGCAGAGGCTGTAGCTCCACTCATATTAGAATTAGAGTTTTCAACAACAGAAGATTTGATTGTCTTCTCTTTTTGTTTTATTTGTCTTAAGAATGCTTGGTCTATAGCTGTAGTAGGATCAGCTTTTCCTCCTCTACTACTGCCAGATCTAGGACCTCCTCCAGAAGATAATAAGTTTCTGATATGGAATAATTCTTTATAAATATTATATTGATAATCGTATAAAGACATACCATATTTATCTTTATACCTTGCATTTGGAGGGACAAAATTATTAGCCATATACTCACCACCAATAGAAGTTTTTATACTCCCATTAGTAGCTTCATGTACTAAACCTTGACCAGAAGCGAATAGGTTTTGAACCATTTCATTCTTCTTAGCTAAAGTACTACTTATTTTGGCTTGTTGCTTACCTAATTGACCAGATGCTCTAAACATATTCATCACAAGATCAAATGTTTCTTGAGAAGTATCTTTGTTCTTGTATTGATTATCTTTATTTTTATATTTGGTAAGAATACGTTCTATATCCCTAGGATTGAAGTTGCCATTCTTCCAAACACCATCCATCAATTTATTAGCAGCATTTATAATTTCTTTTTTACGCCTATTATATTCTTGCTTATTAGCAGTTCCTAGATCACTATTAGAAAGAGCAACAGCTATAGATTCTCTTAGCTCTTTAAATGCTTCTCTTTTTAATTTAGTATCTATATTCTTTTGACTATTAGCAGCACTAAGCTCATTACTCCATCTACCTGTTTGATAGTTAAATACTCTAGGAGTTTCTCCTGTAAGAGCAGATTCTATCTTTCTTAAGTATCCAGGAATAACTTCTACTAAAGATTTCTGTGCAATACCATTCCAGGCAATAGCGCCTTTGTTGTAATTACTGCTTTGGAAATCTTTTAAGAAATCTTTATATTCCTCTTTTACACCAAAGATTCTAGATAACTCTTTGGCCATACCTTTCTTACCATTACCCATATCAAATACTTGGGCTAGAGCAGATTGAATATAACCATTGATATTTTTATCAAATCCACTAATAGCTTTCTTTAGATCTTTACCCATAGCCATACTAATACCGCTTTTGGTAATAGCTTTCATAGGATTGCCGGTAAACTCAGCTATAAACATAGGAAGGGATGCATAGAACATTTTCATTGTTTCTAATGTACCGCCTTCTCTGTTAGCTTTTCCAGAAATGGATTTAAAATAGTTTTCTAAACTAAATCCATCAGATCCAAATACTTTACTAGCTTTAGATTGGTTTCTGCTAGTCTTGGTATCAAAAGAATCTTTATATACAGATCTCTGTATATCTATGAGCTCTTTTAAAATAGCATTGTTTTCATTAGTCAACCTACTCATAGTTTCAAAATACTTAGTAGCATTTTGAGTATAAGTAAGCATTACTTTATTATTAAACTCTATCAAAGAGTTCATACCTTGCCCCAACATACTGAAGCCATTGTTCATTACGCCAATTTGTCTTTCACCTTGAGCAAATTGCGCATGGGAAATAGCTTTTTGGTTCTTGAGTTGAACATCAGTAGTCTCAGCAATTACCCTAGATAGAGAACTAGTATTAGCTCTTAACTGACCAGAGATCATAGATGCTACTACAGCATCTCCACGGGATATTTTAGACCCAGGGTTGTTCTCATCAGTATCTTCGAAGTCTTCCATCATGTCGCCAAACATATCAGACATCATATCCATCATCATTTTTTGTTCGGCTTTAGCAACATTTTCGTTTTCATGATAGAAGTTACCAGAAGTAATTTCTCTTTTTAAATTCCTAAACGTATCATTGACTGGTTTGAAAATAAATTGCTCTCTAAGATTTTTCATTTTAAGACCGACAGCTTGTCTAGAACCAACGATCTCTTTAAATGAATTCTTAGCATAGTCTCTATTATTTTCAATCATCTTAGTTGTTATCGGTGCTTGATCTTTAAGAACTTCTACCGCAGCAAACTTTAATGATTTACCAAGTCTTCTCGTATAGGCTAGAATAGAGTTTTTTGCCATAAAAGACTATATCCTCCTTTCTTTAAGCATTACGCTGATGTCTTAATTCGACATAATGATCCCCACTACAGAACTTAATCTGTAGTGGGATGTTCATTATTGCGGGAATGCTCCAGATATACTAAACGCTTAGTATATCAAAAAGGTAGAACTGGGTCTAACTCTTAGAAGATATTATTTATCCTCTTCTTGTTTTGTGAAACGATTAAAAGATTTACCTTCTGTATCATTCCAAAAACGTGTTTGCTTGGTTGGATCAATCTCTTTCCAATTATCTTGTTTCATTTCTTCAATAGTAGCTTTTCTAAAAGCTGGTACAGAAATAAATGTGATACGGAATTTATATTTAATCGAAGCAGTCTTTCTATCAAAGACTGTTCTCCAACCAAGGGCAATATTAGAATCTGTTTTGAAACCTACTTCTTTAGAATTAATACTAAAGGAAAGAGTGTTAGGATAATTTTCATTTGATACTGATGGAATATTATTAGCAATACTATTCATCATAGCTTTAAGAACAGCTGCCTCAATAGCTGTATCCCCACAATAAGCTTTTAATTCTGGGATATTTTTAATTACTGTAGTATAAGCCTCTTCAAATGTTTCGAATGTTTTAGTAAGATTTATAACAGTTGGTTTAGTGCTGAATTTTCCTTTAGCAAAGTTAGGCATTTTAGTTCTCCTCTTTATCTGATTCGTTTTCTAGTTGTTTGTATTTTTCTGCTTTTTCTAGAATATCTTTTGCATCATCAATAGTCTTTACTTCCATATCAGTAATTTCTACTTCTTCTCCAAGATCTTCATCTACTCCATTAGATGTATTGGAATCTGATAAGAATATTGTATCAGGATCAAATCTATTTGAAATATCTTTATTATTTGGAGTTAGAGCTATAAAAGCTATTCTAGAGAAGATATCTGGGAATTGATCATCTTCATTGATTAAGAAGTTGTAGTTTAATTCATCAATCAAATGTTTAACCAATCCTTCTGTAACTAATTGAACTTCTTTTTGTGCAGCCATATCAGATCTAATATTTATGAAATGAGCAAGTTGTTCAATAGTAAAGGTCATCATAACCTTAGTAGTCACATTCATAGGTAACCAAGCTCTGGCATCTTCTTTAACGATCTTATTATCCAAAGCATATTTGTAATTACCAAATGGATCTATATTTCTAATATAGTCAACAGTTGACTGATCAAGATCAGAATATCTTCCTGGATTTGTATCTAATGGATTAATAAATTGAGATAGATCAGTTTGATGTTTTACATAGCGTTGTGATTCTTGAGAAATAGCAACTCTATGGCGAGTCATTTGATTAGCACATGCTCTTGAAATATCATGGAACACGAAAGACATCGTAGATACTTTGAATAAGTCTTTGATATCAAACCCATATATTTTGACATGATTAAATATCTTTTCTAAATATTTGTCTTTTCTATGTAAGAAGGTTACTGTATTAGAATCAAATTCTTCTGTAATTGGTTGATACTCTTCTGCCACTGTGTCATAATTATTAGGAGACTCTAATTTCTCATAATCATATCTGTGCTGAGTTACTGCAGATATAATTTCTTTTGTAGCAACCTCTGGTTCATATACACATAAGTCTTCATCAAGAATCCCATCTTCAATATATTTAGAGAGTATTTCTTTTTCAAAAGATGCATACATGATATTCTTAACTGTTTGAACAAATGGATTTTCTTCAGAGCATTCTTGAATAATGTGTCCAAAAGCTCTTGATGATCCACTAATAAGAATCATAATAGAAAGATTTGATTGCTCTTTAATAGAAACTCTGCAATATTTAGTATATGATAAAAACTCTGTCACATACTTCATATAGTTTGTCGTAAATGAAGTATAGGAAGGAATCTTAATAATAGCAATTGCATTAGTATGTTCAAAAGGAGATTCATGACCTCTTGCTCCCATTCTAGAGCAATATCCTTTTTGTTTTTCATATCCTCCATCAGGAAGCATTCCTACGCAAACCCTTCCAGACCTGTTGAGTAGATATACATTATCAGATACATCTACTATTTCAAATTCTGGAGTTGGAATAACTATTCCTTGCATTTTCTCCATATTCTTTGTATCAGTATTCCATTCATCACTTGTGTGAGAACCACCTTTAACTATATCTGTGATTTTGTTTATTAGTCCCATTTTAATACTTCTCCTCTTAATAAAGGTATAAAGTTATATAAATATTTATCTTATAAAAAAGTCAGTGAAATTATATAAAATTAAAGAGAAACCCTAGAACCATTACGGCTCTAGGGCATGAATTAGAAGTATTAATCAACCAATTTATGAGAGTTATAAAGTCTGCCACAAGGGTCCATGTATGAATCATATAAATCATCATAATCATACATTAGATGATGAGTACCACCATTTCTATGATGATGATATGGTCCACCATAATATTCACCTCTCCAACCATTCTCTCTACTTTCGTAATCATAAGAAGGTGGATATAATTGAGGTCTACATACTCTACCATGTTCACAGCAACATCCACAATCTTCTTTAGGAGATTTGGGAGCATAAACATAATTAGATCTGCTTCTTGGATGACATTCATGAATCTCATGAATTGCATTTCCAGGATTGAATTTTTGGTATCTTTCTGTGCCCATGATGAGTTTATTAGCATTTGGATCATACCAATATCCATCATAGAATGGTTCATTTATTTCATCATATTGACCATCGCTATGGATTAGAACACAAGGGATATTATTCTCTCTGCATAATTTAATAATTGGATATACAGCAGAGGCTCTATAAGCAACATTGTTATCCATAAAGATAATAACTCTATCTAATTTAGAAGTATTAGAAAATGGATGGAAGTTTTGTAAAGCACATAAGAAATCAGAGATACAATGTCTCATAGCTCCAGGATTTCTTGGATCGGAAATTAATGGAGATTTATGCATTCTATTATAGTCTACACCATACATATGAGCAATCTTTTCTACATCGAAATCAGATCTTGGAGACCCTCCATAGATAACTTCTAAATTCATTCTTCTATAATATCTTTCAAAGAATGTAGTTAATGATCTAGTAACAACATATGCTTCATATCTCCATAAAGGATCTACTACAATAGCTACTCTACCATATACTTTAGGAGTTAGAGCTTTTGCTACATTTCCACCACAATCACAATTAGTCCAATTATCCATAATAGGATTAGGATTTCCTTGCACATTTATAGAACAAGAGAATTCAGCTTCGGCTGTTACATCAAACCAGTTAAGCATGAATTCATCTTCTTTACTTAGCTTATCTCCGCAACAACACTTATTCATGATTATTTTCCTTTCTATCTCTTCTTCGACCTCCAGCAAGTCTATATTCCCGTTTAGTTTCTTTAACGTAGACTTTCATTCCAGGTCTTAATAATTCTCTAGGCATTTCTAGAAGATCATTCATTGTATCTACAATCATAAAATCATCAGTAGGTTCTGGTTTTACATATCTTGTATTTATTACATGAATTTCAGAATAGATATCTTCTAATTGCCTATTACCAGTAGTAACTTTTCCAGGAAGATCTTTATAATACCCATTAACAATTACAGGAACTGTAACGGATGCATCAATATCAGTATTGCTAGGAAGAATAATATCAATCATACCAGAGAATTGTCTGAATGTATGATAATGCTCTAATTCAACAGCACCATTGATTTCTGATGTGATATAGTCATGCATATTAACTACACAATCTAAGATATCATAGTCTTCGTATTCTGGATCGATATCTACATCACATAATAATTCTTTGATATAATCATCTACAGTTACAGCTGCCAAGAATTCTGTATTAGAAGTACAAGGTACTACTAATTTAGAATAGATGGAATATGGATATCTGTTAGATTGAATACAGCATCTACCATAGAGATATAATTGTTTTAGATTTTTATCACTAATTTCTAAATTACAATCTAGATCATAGTTATCGATAGTTCCTAAATAAATAAGATCATCTACAACAAATAAAGTTCTACCAAAAGTATCTGCATTGATATTAACTGTAGAATCTAGATCTTTTGTAGACCAGAAATCTTTTACTGTAATTTGAGATATAATAGTATTCTTTTCAGTTTCTTCTAATTCTGCTTGAACATAATCTAGATTACATTTCCTAAGAATATCTAATGCTCTTACAGCTGGTACTGTAACAGAACTTGTAAATCCAACCTTATCTTGATCAATATCTGGATTATTAATATCTTCAATAAAGTTTACATGTAGTTTAACTGTAGATTCTAGATCTGTTTCACTTACACCTTTATCAAATATCATTTGACCTTTAAGGTCAGGGAATAGTCTAAATGTAGACTCTTCTAGATCAATGTCACCATTAATATCGATCTGATTTAGATCATCGATATATTTCTTACCAATAGTGAAATCACCTTGGAGGTCTTTAACGACATCTGTTGGTACATGGGTAAGTTTACCTTTGATCATAGAAATATATTGCACATAAGAATTGTTCTTAACCTTTACTTGCGCTGGAACATCGTACGCATGCCAACCACCTACAAAGAAGAACTCTCCTTTTAATATATTCTGTTTAAATCTGATTCGATTGGTTTCATCAAAATTCTCGATATCTGGCATTTTGTAGCCCCCAATCTTTATAAAAAATTTAGCTAAATTTTGTATTATAATGATGTGATAAAGTAATCCATAGAGTCAATTAAGACTCTATGGACTTTGGTTTAATATTCAGATCTTGTATCAATCATTTCTACAATTTTATATCCAACTACTAAATCTTTAGTATTGTTTTTATAGCAGAAACAATAGTAATCTTTAAGGTCAATATGGAAATCTGTTATTAAAGATTGAATTGTTCCTTCTTCAATACCTTTATCAATTCTATTTTCTCTAAGAAGATCATTAAGTATTTCTATAGCATGGATTTTACTATCGAATACTACTGGTACTACTAAGATATTATTGATTGATTTCTTAAGATTTATATGGAACTTATCTTTAACTAAAACAAGACTTTTACCTTCCATATTAATTAACCTTTCTTGATCTTATAGATGATCAGTAGGAGCAACAGTGTCTGGTTCTTTTTCTACTGGAGCTTCTTCATGTGTTACTGTTGGTTCTTCTTCTGGTGGTTCTGCTGGACTAGGCATACCAATACCATAATAATGATGCCATACAATATTATCATGTTCGAATGTAGGAGATGTAGTATCTTCTGGTTTAGGCAATTGCATGAAATGATATTTACGATATGCTACAGATTGATCTGTATATGGGTTTGTATCGAAATCATCAGGTTTCTTAATTCCCAAATCATAAAATCGAGCATACACAATAGCCTCATCAGAATATGGATTTACATCAAAATCAGCTGGTTTAGGAAGATCCATAGAGTAATATTTACGATATGCTACAGATTCATCAGAGTAAGGATTTGTTTCCAAATCATGAGGTTTAGCTGGAGCATTTTGATCTTTCTTTTTAGCACCATGAGTAGTTTCATCATCATCAGGATTATATAGCTTATCGAATTTGAAACCTACCAATAGTTTTTCACCATCGATTTTAACACCAACTACTGCTTCATAAAGAGCTTCAGCTTGTTCACGATCTTCTACACCTACAGCTTTAGCCAAAGTAAGAACATCGTTTTGAGTAGTTTCGAAATAACGGTTATCTTTTACATAGTCTGCTACGATATCCAATAATTTAGTAGTTGCACGTTCTTCATTATCGAATACAAACATAGTAGTCAATTTTGTATCTTCCATTAAGTCATTTTTTGTAACATTGAGAGTATCATTAGTGATAACAATCATCTCTGCCATTACTAAACACTTCCTTTCTTGATTTTAAAATTATATTCAGTAATCCTATCTCTTAGGACTACTTATTTGTCAATTAGAAAACTGATATTGGATAAAAAATAATACAGCGGAGTCTGATTTGGGTTTGGGTGTTGGCGAAGCCAAAAACCCAAAAACCCCCCGTCTAGTATATTAATATATATTATAGAAGACAACATAGAATGAAGTAGATAGATGAAGACTAACTTAACGGAAGGGGACCCACACGTCAGAATAGGTTCTAATATTAGAAACTATTGACTACAAGGTTTTACCTTTTGTATCAGACTTTAGGTCTGATTTATATCAGAAACGAAGCAAAGAGCTTTTTCTTCTATAATATATCATCAAAAAAATTATTACCAGGTCATAATATCTAAATCTTTCAATATACTCAGAAAAAAAAATAAGAGATAGGTACTAAGACCTATCTCTTAAATTGTAGATTATTTAATTTCATGACGATCTACTTTAAAAGTAGTTCTAGAACCTTCGCCAAAGTTAGGATCAGATTCGTCTTCATTATTATAAATAAAATCTACAGAATAGATATAATCAGCATTGGCATTATTATCTAAATATACAGGTTCTGGTTCAATACCCCATTCTCTTTTTGCCTCTTCTGCTAATTGATTTACAAAATCAATAGCAGCTTCTTTATTATGGAATACGCCCATAATATTACTAAATACATTATCGGAAGAATCCATATTAAAATAGTTTTCTGTTTTTGTTACAATGTAGCTATAGTTCTTAGTCATAGTTTTATCTCCTTGGTTGTAGCATATAGTTCTTACTGAAAAATTATATGCTTTATCATTAATTTTAAAAGATATAGGTCTTTGCTTTTTATTATTAGAAGCAACTATACTATGGAAGTAAGTATTTATTTCTTTTACTTCACTATCTTCTAAATATTTAGCACCTTTATCAAATTCTTTGTCTATGAATTCATTTAATTTCTCAAATGCCTCACCTGCATTTTTAAATGCTTTATTAGACCAAACAATACCAAATTTATTTTCAATTCCATGATTAATACTTGGCAATTTATTTGTATTTAAATTATAAATAGATTCTAAAACAATCGTTACATTTTCTTTTAATTCATGCTTCGCCATCTTCACCATATTTGTTATCCTCCATAAAGGTTAAAGTGAGTATGAGTTTTATACAATGCCCTATCTTCCAATGTATTATGTCATACTAGAAATATATCCATTGAACTCCATTAACCCTCTATAATAATCTCATTACCCCTGATTAATTTACCTCCTTTCTTTTTGAGATTATTATAATTTGATGTAATAATCACTATAAAACTACATCACCATTATAGTATATAAGTATATCAAAATTTGAAAAAAAATAAGAGATAGGCTATCAAAGCCTATCTCTTAAATTTGTTATTTCAAACTAATTTCAACAACTTCATATTTTGCTAAATATGTATCAATTTTAGCTTTAACAGTATACACTATTTTACCATTATAAATGGATTCTTCTTTTAAGAGTTCTTCTTCCTCTTCTGTTAAATTGGTAGCACCCTCTACTTTTAATAGAGTAGAGATTCGATCAATAGCATCTTCCTTATTCTTATAAGTTGCTAATTCGAATAAAATATTTTCCTCATAATAATCAATATATAGATTATCAAAATTATAATCCTTTGATATATTATAAGTAGATTCTAATATCCCATAAATGGTGTTCATAAATATCTCCTTTCATACTAATACTAGTTAATAGTATTTACTGCAAGAACTTTATAAGATACAATAGCATTACGAAGTTTTACAACTTTATACAATTCCAAAGCATCTTTTAAAGCATCCACATTAGGAAGTTGATTTTGGAATTCTTCTGGAATATCTTCTGTAACTTCAGGATTTCCAATATTGATTAATTCATTAACCTTGTTAATCGCTACATCTTTATCAGAATATAGAACCAAGCCAAATAGTCTATCAGACTCTAATTGAGATAATTCACCATCTTCGCGAATCACATAAAGGCTTTCCAAAATAGCATAGTGTTTTTCTACCATAATAATCCCTCCTATTATTAAAATAATACTTAGTTTATTTTTTAAGGCATAACCCAACAACAGTATTTTCATATCGGTCATAAAGTATATAAGAGTACGAATCTATATTGTTGTTATTATTATATGCAGCGAAAGTTCTGATATTTTTTGAATATGGTCTAATATATCTATCTCTATCTCCAAAATGCTCTTCTTTTGCCGTATAAATAATATCATCATCGTCCGGTCGGTCCATAGATCTAGCATTATATTTTACTTTTCCTTCTATTATAGATCTTTCAAATTTATGAGTTCTCATATTAACTTTATCCACATATAATTCACACGTCGCAATACGAGGTTTAGGATCCGCACCATCATCAATGGAAGCGAGGGCATCCCAAACTTCACCTAATAAATCAAATAACCACATTCCAAATCCTCCTATATTAATTAAAATAATACTTAGTTTATTTTTTCAAGACTCAACCCAATAACAGTATTTTCATATCTATCATAAAATAAGCAAGCATATGAATTTATATTGTTAGGAGCGCACACAATAAAAGTTCTGATATTTTTTGAATATGGTCTGATGTATCTGTCACTATTTCTAAAATACTCTTCCTTTATTCTAGGAATAATTTTATCTGGATCCTCATCATGTGGGCAGTTTATATATTCGGAATCAACTCCAGCATATCCTTTGATTGTAGATCTTTCAAATTTGTGAGTATCCATAGAAACTCTATCTACATGCACTACATATCTAGATCCTAAGCCCCAATCGAGAAACATATGGAAAATAGCAGCTCCAATATCGTCTAATGACATTTTTTAATCCTCCTTAATAAATTGAATAATCAAACATCTTATTTTCTTCGATAAGATCATCTACAGAATGACCATAGCCAGAACCTTCTAATAGATTCCCATCTTCTTTTACGATATAGAAACCATAAGTTACATCGTTGATATTATCATACATAATTCTGCAGTAATCCTCAATAGGATAAGCACAGTATTTATCAAACTGACGCATTCTATTTTCTGGAACGTCTATTAATTCTCTGCAGTCAACGATATCACCAATAGCATCAAATGCTTCATCTAAACCATCTTCTTCCATGCTAATTAAACCATCAATAGGTTCTTCATATACATATGGACCGCTATTGATATCAGTTGTCTTTCTAAATTTAGAACCACCAATAAGCTTATGTGCTTTGATATAAATATTCATAATTAACCTCCTGGCAATAATGCCTTTAAAAATTTAAATAAAAAATATAAAGACTTAGATCAAGCAATCTTTGATCTAAATATGTACTCATTACTATAGTATATAATTATATTATATTTTTAGTAAGACTTTAGATTAAATTTGAAATTCGCTTAATAAAGGAGATAGCCATGTATACTATAAACATTTATCACTTATTTGATAAACTATCTGATGGGGTAAAAAATAATTATATTTGCGAGAATGATAAAGAGTTATATAGATCTTTACAAATTCAATTATCTAATGCTAATACCATAGAAGATGATAATGTAAATATCAATCTATTTAGATTTATTGATGAAGAGTATCTTCCAGATGAGTTAGCTAATAGAACAAAACATATTGAAGATCTTATTGCTGAGCATCACAATTTTGAGATTGATGAAACAGAAGTTCAAACTAATATCATCAATTATCTTATTGGCATGGATGGTCTTATCTATAATATGAAGGACTATAAATCTGTAATGACTAATAAAGATACCATCCGTTCTTTAGGAATACAGAAAATTTCCCAAGATCCAACAACTTATAGAAAAGAAGCAGAAGCTGAATTGAATAAGAAATCTACTAAGACTAATATTCTTAAAGAAATTCAAAACTTAGTAATTCTTACTACAGTATATGAGATCTTAGAAGAAGATGCCGATAAAAAGAAAGATGAAATCGATGAGTATGCTGAGGAGAATATCAAAGAAAATTATATTAGTGAATTTGATATGATCTTAGATAAGATGGAAAGTCTATTCCCAGATGATGACGATATTGAAATTACTGGTGTAGAATATAATGGTAAGAAGATTACAACTGATGAATTCACACAAGAACTAAGCACTCACAGATACCCTGGATATTATGAAAAACAAATTCCTATTGAAGATGCATTAGATCATACTTATGTAATCCATACAACAAGAGGAACTGTTATCAAGAAACCTTCTACTGATATCTATGATATGGATATTACTATAGAAGCAAAAGAAAATTAAATATAATTATATACTATATTTATGATAGCATTATAAACTAGTGCGACTTCTACTCCACTACAGAAGTAAAATGTGGTTACTATAGGACGATATTTCGCATATCAATCCTAGCAGTGTAAAAACGGTATGCAAAAGAATATTACTCAAAAGGTGTATTCTTTTTTGTTTAAATCATATTAAAACAAAAAGGTGGAGTAGAGCTTAATTGCTCTACTCCCTTATTTTTTTAATATTTAAAATCAGTTAAAATTTCATTAAGCATTCTTGGTTTAATACCCAAATCTTCTTGACATTGACGAGCAGTTTCAATAAGAAGTTTATTCATTAAACCTTGAAGCATAGCAGATGGAACCATACGACCCATAACACCAGAGATTGTTAGGAATGCATTTACATATTCATCTTTTCTATAATCAGAGAATGCTTCATCACCTTTAGGAATAATATAAGAGTTTACACCTTTTAGAGCTTGAGAGAATACTAGTTTATCACCAATACCAAATTTATCATTTACTTCGATATAGAATTCGATACGAACACCATCAAGATGTTTTAATTTACCTTCTGCAGGAAGTTTGCTTGTAGATTCTAGAGTATACTCTTTATCTACACCATTCTTTTTCATGATCTTTTTAAGTTTATTGATCTTAGCATCATAAGCTTTTACGATCTTTAATAAGGTAGGAGATAATTCTTCATCATCACAAGTTCTATAAATTTTAATATTAGTAATACGACCAGTCATCTTAGCTCTTACTGGCTTACGTCCTAAATCAGACAATCCTTCAGCATTATCATCTGTAATATTCTTTAATAATTCATTAGCTTCTTTTTCATCAAAAGCATCTTGGAAGATCAATAAAGGATCGCCTTCTTGAACAAAATCTCCAACTGATACCATATTATATACATTGGAGTTCTTATCAAGAGACACATCTTTTTGAACGTCAACTTTAGATTCTAGAGCTTCTGAAATAGAATTATCAACTACACAAGAGTCTTCATAGCCCAAGTCTGTATTCATAATAGCAACTTTAGCTAGAGTACCCATATTGTAAGATAATCCGAATGGGTTACCGCCTTTTCCTCCATTACCAATTGCATTAGAGTAAGATTGTTTATCGTAAGCTACAATATCGTTACCTTCTAACTTTTGACCTACTTTAACAATCGGATCTAATTTTGTAGTAATATAGAAACCACCATCAGAGTTCTTTTGGATAGTTGTACGAAGATCTACATAATCTTTTTGTTTAGTTTTGGTATCTTCAATGATCATATAATCTTTAGTAACTTCTTTTACTACGGCTTTTTCAAATGGGCACTTATATGCAAACTTATTAGAAGTTAGATATGGTAATGCCTCATCAGCACCAGTAGTAATAAGAGATGGCATAGACTTCTTAACCAACATTTGATGTTGAGATGTTTGTGTGAATGCCATTGCTGTACGGAATGGATCATCATGATTGATTGCTAATGGAGATAATGCTTCCATCATAGAGAATGTATTTAAGTTATTTAACTCTTCAGGTTTCTTAGGAGTAATAAAACCACGTTTATTTCTAACACCTGCATCGATAACAGTTTGTCTATTAATACCTACTGTAGATGCAAAGCCTGTAGAGATACCTAATACACCAAGCATAGATTTATCATAACCACGTTTATCAAGACCAAAAGATCTTTCAGAGTTCATACCTGATAAACCTTTGAATGTTACTTTAGAAGCTGTTTCTGCTTCAAGTAATGGTGTCAATGTGGATAAATCAGAAGAGGTTTGGTCATGAGTAAGAATAGAATCGATAACAGCAGATCTCTTAGCAGAGAATGTAGCTTGACCCTTACTTCTTTTTATCATGGTTCTATAAGCACCGAATGCTTTAGCAAGTACTTGATATAGATGGCCAACAATAACTTCATTAGTTCTTAACCTATTACCAGTAATATCAGTATGACGATTGAATTTATTATCAACTAATAAGTCATTACCATAGATCATAAGATCTACATAGTTATCAGGAACGTTTAAAGTCTTACAGATTTCTTTTGTAATAGGATCGATCATTAAATCATAGAAGTTATCGAAACCATCAGCTTTAATTCTACCACCAAAGTCATCTAAGATATCTAACCACATATCTTTAGAATTGATTTGTTTAATAGAGTAATCATTAAAATCACATTGCATCAATCCATTCATAAGCATATTATGACCAGGATCATCAGAGTGATATACTAGATAACCATCTTCAAATTTAATATAAGTATTTTCTCTAGATGGTCTTGTTTCTTGGAATTCATATTTGATTCCTACTCTATTTAGTAATCTTTGTAAGCCAATATTGTAAGATAAAAGAACCACTACTGGAATCTTTGTATTCATAATAGAAGCTTCAGAATACATTAGACGTTTAGCAACAGATACGCTTTGATATATCTTATCAAATTCTCCAGATTTATCATGAGATCTTAAGATATTCAATATACCCATATCAATGCTAGTATCTATGAATGGAACCTTTTTACCATTTATTACATAACAAGCTAGGTATTTATTAGCAAGCATTTCATCGGTAGCTTTAGATTCAGGAGATCCTGGTTTGAAGTAAGATTTATCAAATGGAATTTTAGATAATTCATCCATATTGAAGGAAATATAAGATCCATCTTTAAATTTGATCTTAGAATACATAGAAGCTAAATCGATGAATTCCATAGGAAGTTCGTATCTAATACAGATCTTTCTATTATCGCCATCGATAACTTTAATATCTTTACCTTCATACTTAGTTAAAGCTTTTACTAGCTTATTGATGATAGGAGAAGATTTAGATAGACCACTAGGAGATTTTCTATAAATAAAGATCTTAGAATAGTTAGATACTAATTGAACAGCATCACCATCTGTTTTTACTACTGGAAGAAGCATCAATTGGCCAATAAGAGATTTTTCATTACCTCTTAATTTCATAAAACGATTACTAATTAATCTAGGAATATCTAGAGTCATTGTAAACCGTTTACCAGTTTCAGCATCTTCATAATTACAAGTCCAAGTATCAATATAATCCTCAGATGTGGAAGTATTTTGTGATTTGATATCGACAATATTCATTGGATGTGTGACATGCATAAAATGTGTAAACATCGCTACAATATCTGGATCCATATCGTATTGCTTATTGAAGTTAGCAAACTTTACTTTCTTCCAAGATTCATCCATAGAATCTATTTTAAGATCCATTGGTTTAATATCATCATTCTTTTGGAACTCTTCCACAAGTTTAGCAACAGATTTACCATTAACTTCTTTTGTGAGAAGTTTCTTTTGGGTTTCTTCCATTCTAGACTTACGAGCTTTATTCATCTTGATACCATCTTCTGATTGAAGATCAAGAAGTACATCTTTCAACCATTCATTATCTTTATCATCTGGATCGTTCTTTTCAAGAGTTTCCATAGCATCTTTAGTAGTGGTAGACTTGGAAGCTATTTTATCAAGCTTATTTACAAGAGCAGCTTTCTTAATTTCAGGGTCCTTGGTTAAACTAGGATCATCTAGTACGCCCATTTTCTCTAAATCATCTTTTGTTAACTCTTTTGTACCGCCAGTTAAGTTAGTTAGAGTGATACCACCCTTTTCTAATTTATCAGATAATTGAGCTACAATAGCTTGTCTAGAATCATGATTGATTTCTTCAACTCCAGTGTATTCGCCACTTAGGATATTATTTGTAAGAGACACAAATTTATTTAGATGATTCATATCCATAGCAGCAAAGTCTACTGTGAAATATCCATTCTCTCCAGTAAATAGAATAGTATAATCTTTCCATGCTTGTAATTTAGATGGATTGATTTTAGCAGTTCTATAAATGAATGAGAATGGGTTAGCAGAATTCTTATAATCAAAGATGCTTGTATCAGGAACAGCTTTCTTCCAATCAGTTACTGGAACCACTATTGTCTTTTTAGTATAATTAGAGAATCTAGAATCCATAAGGAATCTATTCAAGAATGTGAAGAATACATCTAATCCTCTATCTCCAGTAAATTTAGTATTGTTCTTATAGAATATATCTGTATAGAATGCCCAATCATAGAATAAGTTTTTATTCTTATATAATCTTAAATCTGTAAATGAATATTTGAGATACTTTACTTCATTTCTAATTTTTTCATAGAACTTCAAACATTCTGCTTGAGATCTCATTCTATTATTAAATAAGATTTGTCTAAAGATTGTAGTATAGTTGTAAGAACCAAATTTTGTAGTTTCCGATTCTTCATTAATAATAGAATCTACAAATTCTGGATATAAGAGTTTATGGTATTCTTTACCAAGTTTTAACTCCATACCAGTCACATTTAAAATAATATCATTATTAGAAGATACAGATTCATTCAATGCTAAATCTTTTAAAATAGATGGGTTATATGATTCATTATTAATAGAAATATCACCATCTTTATTTAGATCATTATTAATAATAAGATTTACATTCTTTTCAATAAAGTAAGAATTAAAAATCATATTGTTTAATTTAGCAAGTCTATTGTTTAAGATATTAATACTAGATTCAGTATTAGGTGTCATTAGATATACAATAGAATTATGAGTTCTATCTTTAAGATCTATTGGGTAGTAATATTGGCCTCGATATAATCTAAATGGAGTCAATTCATTTAAAAATATTGCCACGTTGGTATCCTCCTTATCTATTGTAAAACATTACCTTGATGTAATCCTCGCTAATAAATATTATGGTTGTATACTATAATAGTGATAAGATGAAGATATATGAATATAAACATTTATATTCTTCTTTCGACTTATACTTATATAACTAAACTACTATAGCAAGATAACTCCCTTATCTTACTATCGCCCTCACAGATCTTCATCTTATCAAAAAATAAAAGGGATTACAGCCCCATGAGTTATTCAACGCAATATAAATTTGCTTGGCCTAAAAACAACACAGTGTTTATCTCAATCAATAGATCATCATATAACTCATGATTTTTTCCTAGCATATATTAACTTCTTTCTTTTCCTTTCGAGGTTAGTATGTGCTCTGTAATCCCTTTTATTTTTTCTTTAAAATCATAAATTATTTGCATGGGAACAATATCGTAATTCAACGACATAGGCTTGAATAAAGTAATTAGAAAAGGTATTAAGAATATGGAAAGAACAAAATTCCTTAAAGAAATATCTTCTATGACTAGAGAGGATATAGATAAATATCTTCTAAGAAATTGCCATAGAAGAAAGAAAATTTATCCAGTATTGGTGTTGAAACCTTATTCAAAAAAGGAGAGTACTAGTGAAAGTAGCGGATCTAATAAAGGAGATTAATGAACAACGATCTCCTAATGATAAAAAAACTTATGATACTAAATCTCAAAAAGATGAATTGCTAATTATGAAAGCAATGCTTAATGATAAAGATTATAAAGTAGATGTGTATAAAGGTACTGGTATCGATTATACATTCTCCCCATCAGAAGTTATCAGAAATACTATGAGTTCTGTTATTGCAAATACTACAGGTATTTCTAATCATGAAGCACATCGTCTAATGGATAACTATGAGTTTAGAACTGGAGAAGCTAAGAATATGATTGAATTCTCTAAAGAGTTTATCAATACATATTTACAAACTGGTCGTAAACTTCCATTAGGAGGTAGAGAAACTTCCAATATTTCTTTATTGAAGAAATCTATAGCTCCAGGATATGTAAAATATCCAGTTAAGATTGGTGTAGATAAAGATGGCAATGCTATCTGTAAATCTAAAGATATCTTTGTAAATGGTTATGATTCGGTAAAAGTCTCTGCTCCTTGCCCTGTATGGGTTAAAGATAAAAAATAAAAGAACTGTAAGTAATAGTAAATAAGTTTGATAAGATACTCTGTAGAAAAATATTTAGATATATCTTTCTCAAAAGGAGGAGCTAAAACATGACATAATAGCTGGCGAACCCTAAAAAATAAATTTTATGATTAAATATAATATCAAACCGGATGAGATTTGAACTATCATATCTAATAAATATTTATTCATTAGAATTCTCCTTTCAGAGTATCATATCATCATAATTATTTGTAAAAAATAATAAGAAGCTCAAATAAAATTCTATTAATTAGATTTTATTTAAAGGAGGAAATAAACCCATGGCAGAGTTAGAAATCCTTATTAATCAATTTTATAATAAAATATAATATCAAACCAGCAATTACCTGGCCAATTATATTGATTAGTAGATCAATCATAAGGATTACTCTCCTTTCTGAGCTTCTTATCATAATTATAGTATATAATTATTTTATAGAAAGATAAGAGATCGTTTAAAAATTATTTCTCAAAAAGGAAGATAATATACGGCAGTAATATTAATCTTTACTGATAAATTTGATCAAAATATATAATATCAAGCCTGATAAAACTTGAGATATTATATTTATAATAAAATCTATCATAAAATAATTCCTTTCTGATCTCTTATCCATAATTATAGTATATAATTATTTTATAGAAAGATAAGAAGCTCTTTATAAGAAAAATGGTAAATTAAATAATACATGGCAGTACCAATTAGCAATCCTTATTAATCATAAAGATTCTCCTTTCTGAGCTTCTTATCATAATTATAGCTTATTTACTAATGATCAAATATATCATTGAGGAGGTATATTTGATCCATTTGTGCTAATGATTTTAACACAAAAAAAGAGTAAGGGATTAACTCCCTTACTCTATTATTTTTTTTAATGATGATCGCAACCACAATCACATCCATCATGATGATGGTGTTCATGAGATTCTTGAATAGGATAGTTAGCATAATCAAATACTTCTAGATTATCATTAATCATATCATATGTAAGTTTACACATCTGATCAGTATAATATTCTATAACAGTATCTAAATATTCTTGCATATTAACAAACAAAGGATCATTCTTACCAATAACAAATTCATATACAGATTTCTTAAATTGTTCGAACTCTTTCTTTTTATTTTGATATCTGATCTTTATAATCTCTAAAGTTTCAGCTATTTTTAAAGAGTCAAAATTGCTATAAGCCATATCCATTATAAGGAAGAATACGAAATCAATATTAAATGGATCAGCATCTTCAGCTGGATATTGTTTCAATAGTTCTTCTGTAAGATTACTAAAACCATGCTTTTTAAAGACATTTAATGCTGTTAATCTAACACATAACATTTCATTTCTTTTCATAAGCATAGATAATCTGCATAATCTTTCACTCATAATACCATCTTGATTTAATAGATATCTAGTATCTTTAATTCTTTTAAGATTATCTTTATAAGTTCTAATGGTACCAATACCATTACCAACTGCTTTTGCGATGATATCAAAATCTTCTTTAACATTGACTTCTTTTGTTTCATTATCTACTTCACTAATAAGACCAGACTCTGAGTCATCTCTTATTAGTGATTCTTTAAATCCTTCTCTGTTAAGATCAATAAAATCTTTATCAGGGTAGGTTTTGAAGAATATTGTTTTATCAGCTTTATCAAGAGAACCAAATTCTTTTATATTTTTTTGTATAAAAGTATGATCATATGCTAAAGCATCTTGAAACATAGTCAACTTAGCATCAGTAGTTCTAGATTCTGGAATAAAATGCTCTTCAATATGATTTTTAATCTTATCCACAATCTCTTCAATAGTATAGTCTTTTTTCATAATAGTAGTCCTTTCTAGATGATACCAAAGTAGGTTTCATCTATATCAATTAGATTTAGTTTATGAGCACTATAAAGTGCTGCTTTGATAAGAGGTTTATGATCACCTGCTACATCATTAGATTTAAGAGTAGTCTTATAATCTCCAGGGGAGATACTAACAGCTTGTTGTTTATAGTTAAATAGTACTGGAATGGATGGGGACACTTCTGCCATTTTAAAAGTTATATTCCCATCATTATCTTTATGCATAAGAATACCAACTTTTCTTTGATCTATATCTAAACCACCATCGTCTTTTTTAGTTTCCTTATCAATATTGATTAAAAGAATAGTATCTTCTCCATCTTCTGAATTAAATTTTCCTATAGTTCTAAATGGTTTAGGTCCTTTGCTAACAGTAAATATACTATCTCCAGATTTATCAAGGATCATCATTTTTTCTTCCATATCTTTTTCGTCTGGTCTCATATCTTCATATGCTTGTAGATATTCTCTAACAGATGAATGACCTACATGTGATCCTTCTATTCCATTTCTACTAATATTTAATGCAGCATAAGCTCCTGCTCCAATAATCAAAATCAATATACCAGATACTATAAGTTTCATATTCCTTCGTATTCTTGGTTTGCTTTCTAGAAACCCTATAAGGGAACTATATCTCTCATCATGATTTTTGATAGGTTTAATAGGATCAAGTTTTATCTTTTTATTATTTTTTACTCTCAGTAGATTTTTATTGTGTTTATTTGCGTCATACATAAATTGGCCCAATTCTATATTAGCTTTATATTTTCTCTCATTACTATATTCGGAAACATGCTTAAGCATATTTACTAAATTTTTATTTCTTCTCATTGCACCACTATCCCTTTAATTAGAGCTAACTATACAATAAAGGATTATTAATCTTAAAATGTCATACATTTTCGTCCATATAAAATAGACCGTATTGTTTTGACATAGACTCTCTCAATAATGACAACAAACCTACATTTACGATATAATATAGACTTGAAATTAAAATAAACTTAAATTACTGTAAATCTTTTCTTACCTCTCTTCAATTACAATAATACTGTTTATTTTATTTTCTAAAGAATGAGTGTTAGTATTACATTTTACGATTGTCCTTTTACATATATTTCAAGAAGGGGATCAATCCTCTTCTTGAACATTTCTGTGCTTTGGAAGATATTCTATTACACACTCAATAGATCCATTAGGTTTTAAATTAATTGGTTTTACAGATACTCTTGCTATACCATTTACAACATCTGATATCAAGATCCCATTGTATTCCAACCTACTTAAATATTCGGTATCGGGTTCTGTATAGAATCCATTTTCTTCCATTATTTGATTCCTCCTTTGTTTTTAATAATGACTACTCAAAAATATAGTATATAATCATTCACCACATTAAAGTAATTTTCAAGGAGGTGATAGTATGGCATCTTTTAAAGATCATTTCGATTTAAATCTCCCACCAATAGTAGAGAATGATACTAACAAAATGGGGAATAATTATTGTATCGGATATCAAGAAATGAATGAGTTAGCTGCTGTTAAAGGAACTAATAAAAATAGTTCACACTTAGCTATAGGGGTTGATGATCCTAATACAAATTATAAATCAGAGTATGAGGATAAAACAATTTTTAATAAAAGATACTCTCATAACAAGTTAAAAGAAGTAGATACAATGCCAGTAGGATCTAATTATAATCCTGATAATGATCTTATAGAGTTAAGAACTTTTGAGCATAAAAATAATAAGACTTATATTTTACTTCAAAAGAATACGACAGATCAAAGAGGTATTTATATTACAGATCCTATAATGATTACATATCCATATAATGAAAAATAATAGAGTAAGGGATTAATTCCCTTACTCTCTAGTTTTGTTATTCTGGGATCTTGATTGTAGCAGATAATACTTGCTCTACAGTTGTTGGAACTTTTATAGATGCATCAATATCTTGATCATAAAATGTGCCAACAATAAATGTTGCATTCATATCATAGTCACCATTTTGTGGGTTTACGGCAGACTTAGATTGCAATTGAATATATTCGGTAGTAGTTTTATCTTCAGATTCTTTATTATACCAGAATAGTTTCTTAGTTTTCTTATTATACATAAGAACTTTAGACATCATATGCTCTGGTATTCTACCACTTTCTCTCCAACTAGAATCATTATTATTTCTGATATAAACTCTATTACGTTCAAGATGGTATATTTTATCATCCTGGATAAATCCTTCTTGAGATATAATCCTAAATTTACATGGATTTGATTGGGTACCAAAACCAACCTTAGATTCTGCAGTAAACATATTTCTTACATTGAGATATTGTGCTGCACTCCAATATTCTGGAATAGCATTTGGTAATTCATATCTAAAGTAAGTATTGTTATTGTTATAATCTATAGAACCTCCAGGATTGCATGATCTAGCTTCTATAAATGGAACTCCTTCAGATGTTTTACCTCTAACTATTTCTAGTTGGACTTCTCCATCTTCCCAGTTCATTCTTCTAAGATCATCAGTATATTCAAGACCTTTTAAAATGAGCATTTTATAATTAGGAGAATTATGATCAGCAATATTATTAGGAGTCATCTGACCTTCTCTAGTACATAGATATGCCATAGCATCATACATTAAGAACAAAGGACCAGATTCGTGTTGTCTATCAGGACCTGCACCACCACATCTTACAACAGAAATATCATGTTGGATTCCTTTATCATCTGTCATAAAACCTACTATCATAAAGATAGGATCATCATCGTCATCATAACCATTAAGGCCTAATCTAATTTTAAATCCATTATAATATTCTTTTGATAAGAAAGCAGATGTTTCATAACTGTTTCTACTGTTAATGATCATTTGAGATGCTTCATCGAATCTGTATGCATTTCTTGCAGCAACTTGACCTTCAGTATTTAAGTTTTGCCATTTATAAGTAGTAGGAATTTCATCATCCCAGCGACCACTTATACGATCCCAATTATCAAATACATTTTTTAATGAGAATCTAATATTTTTAATAGTCTCAAAGTCCTCATCTGTATTTACTACTCCACAAACATGGAACTCATCATCATACTTTAGATTATTAATTCTGCCATCATATTTTAGTATCTGTCCATCTTTACCTTGTGAAGTATATTCTTTTAATTCTGGATGCATAGATACTTTGGTATAATCAAATATATCATTATACCAATACAAAGTTTTCAATCTAGGATTATATAAAAAGATTTTCTTAGAGAAGTTTTTATTTTCAGAAACCTTTCCTATAGAATCCCATCCCATTGTTCTGGCATTGAATTTATATTCTTTATCTTCATATAATGAATAAATATTTTCATCTTTGAAGATACCTTGTTGTTCTATAATAGTAAATCTAGGCAAACCAGATCTACAACCGAATCCAATATGAGATGGTTCTAAACACATCTTTTGAATATTATCATACATCTCGTCTGACCAGGTAGCTGGCTTTTCATTTGGGCATGAAAATTCAAAAGTACCTTGTGGCAGAATAGTATCAGCAGATCCATCATCAGACCAACCAGTTGTTGTAAATTTAAAATAGTTCCCATCTCTTTGTGCAGAGATATATGCTATAGTATTACATTCATTGTCTGGACGGTCTGGACGCCAATTAGTAGGAAATGGACAAGGCCCTACCTCGTCTGATAAATCTGTTATAATAAACTGAGTATCGTTGCCCATATCATATATAAGACCCCACCAGAAGTTGCAGTCAAATACTGCTCCATAATAAGGAGTTGATTTTGGAAATACTTGATCACGTCGATAGTTTAGCCAAGCATCTCCGGTTAGATATGATTCTTGTCTAGTAATATCATGATTCCAACTATCAATAGAATTGAATGCTGTTCTAAATTTATCTCTAGGATATGTGAAAGTAGGATTTCCTATAATGAAATTATCTCCATCATTCTTAGGTAATACTCTTGCTGGGATATTATATAGGGTTCTTTTATATAATTTTTTTCCATTATAGATGAATGATGATATCTCATCTAATTTACCATTTAAAACATCGTCATGTTGTTCATATGTTTGAGGGAATGTGCCTGCACCTCTTACTAAAGATAGAGTATGTTCTTTACCCTCATCATCTACCATATACCCAATGACAATCATAAGATTATCATCATCCCAACCAGTATCAACCATTGTCTTAAGATAATAGTTCGCATAGTCTGGTGTTGGAGATATAAAACCTGCTGTAGCTACACCATCTTCAGTAGCTTCAATACAGTTAGTAACTTTATTAAACCTCCAACCAGTTCTATTTGGATCAGTATATATTTTATAAGCAGGATGATCTAAATTTTGTCCTTCTGGATATTGATTTGGACTACCATAATTCGTTTTATCTAATAGCATTGTAGAGAATCTATCAAAATGAGCATATCTTTTCCATGTAGTAAAGATCTTTTCCATAGTATCAGGAATTTTACCCATTTCATCTTCTTTTTCATATTGGTCTGATACAATACGCTTAGGTAAAAACTCATCATGTTGATAGAGCTTCTTTTCTTCAGGATTTATTTTTAAAACTTGTCCAGATGCAGAAAATCCATCATCATTATCAGTTAATTCATATAAAGAATTTAGTTTATCATTCTTTTCTAATTTAGTAGCTCTACCTTGAAGATTCTTTATAAGATCAGAGTTACCTTTTATATATTCGGATTGTCTACCTTTAACTTCTCCATCTATTTTCTTAAATAATTCTTTTAGACTAGGAGCAAGTTCTTGATAGCTAATCTTATCTTCATTATTGAAGGGCATATCGCTATTTCCCCCTTATTTAGTACTGTTTGACATATTAAGTAATCGATTACTAAGTTGTCAACTGGAGGTAATTACTCGTGTTTAACTCAGAATATACAATTACCTGGGATGAGATATCTCCTTCATTACAGTTATTATTTAAAACACTTCAATCTGAGATTGTTGATAATCATAATAAAATAATGAAGAATAGAGATGATATAGAAGAGCTTGATAAGAGAATTCTCATCTTAGAAAATAATGACCCATTTTCAAATCTTTGGTTAAATGGGCAACAAGGTCAAGTTGTTAAAATTAATAAAAAGGATAAGAAGTTATATCCCCATGATGAATGGTTAGGTCTTAGAGTAGTAGATAATACTGAAGATTTGGAATCTATGAAAAAGACCAAACCTAATCTAATAGATACTATTAGAGATACATGGGAAGGATATGCTCATTATAACAAAACAGCTATTCCTAATATAGATAATACCCATTATGATAATAACCTTCAAGATGGACAAAATCTTGCTGGTATTCCTTATACAAATTACACTAATAAAAATGGTGCTTGGAGTATAGATAATCAAGGTATTATAACTTGCAATTCAAAGACTGTAATAATTGGTGGATTTAAAGATCCAAAAGCAATTTATTCTGACTTTGATTTAGAATATGAAGTTAGTGTAGATAATACATCTGCGATGGTCGGGATTTTATTAGGATTCTATACTGATGATAATGGCGTTCAACATACATTATCATTTATTAGAGGCCCTAGAAATGATTCTACAAATAATATTGTATCGTTTGCTCTAGTATATGATTTAGGTAATGATACACAAGAAATTTTGTCTGATCATACTTTAGATATTTTAGATCCTAACTCAGCTCCTAATACAAAATTATATGCTAGAATTAAAGCTAGTAAAAAAGGAACCTTATTCAAACTTCAAACTACATTATTAGATCCTAATAAAGATAATATAGGAAGTTATGTTGGATTTGATTTTGAATTTAATGTATATACAGGAAGTTATACTAAAGAAGTAGTAAATAGTCTTTTAAAGATAATCAACAATCCAACACCTATTGGTATACTTGTTAGAAACACTACTGCTTCCTTTAAATTAATTTCACAAAAAGGTATTTTAGATAATGATGATATTTATGATCTAAGTACTAACAAACACTACACTTATGATTATATTACTAACGCTTGGAAAGAAGAAGGAACAATAGATTCTTATCTATCCAATCGTATTTTCTTATATAATAAAGATACTAAAAAATTCTTCTTTTACAATTATCCTGGAACTTATACAGAAATGGATTTGTTCCAAACAAGTATATTTAAAAATGCTACTGATGGTCAAGTTATTAAACTTGATAAAGCAAAAGGTAAAGCATATCCAAATGATGAGTTCCATATTCTGTGTGGATACTTAACTGCAATGGATAAAAAATATATTCAAGATAATATGATTAGTGGAAAGATTCCTAAAGAACCTCTTTATGATTTCCAAAGTGGTAAAGTATTGGAATATAAAAATGCTAAATGGGTTGAAGTCGGAAATATCAAAGATCGACTAGCTCCTAAAACATTAGTATACAATAAGATTCTCAAAAAACTATTCTTCTATAAAGAAGATGGTGTTGGTGGGAATAACGTAGTCTATATAGAATTTTAAATAAATCGGAGGTTATATTTTGGCTGGTACTACTACATATAAAGAAATTTATAACTTAGCTAAAGCTGCAAAGGCAGATTTATGGGACTTAGCAGAAAGTAGAGGTAGAGATGTAAAACTCTACCTACACTGGACTGCTGGTGGATATTATACTAACTTCAGAGATTATAATATCTCTATTAATGCTGATGGTGGATTATATTTATCGGATGACGATCTATCCGAAACTCTAGATCATACATACTATAGAAACTCTGGTGCTATTGGTATTACTATGAACTGTGCACATAATGCTACACCAGAAGATTTAGGAGATTATCCTCCTACTAAAAAACAAATTGATGGAATGGCTAAAGTGATCTGTGTATTATCAGATGCCTTGGATCTTTCTATTGACAAAAATCATGTATTGACTCATGGTGAAGCTGCTGATAATGAAGATGGATTAGATATTTACTATCCAGATTATAGCGGTTATCCTAATAATACTTATGGTCCTAAATCTAACGTTGAAAGATGGGATTTAGAATATTTAGGAACCGCAGAATCTCCTATTTACAATCCGTATGATGAAACTGGTCATAGAGGTGGAGACATTCTTCGTGGTAAAGCAAACTATTTTAGAGCTCATGGATTTACTAAATCTGTATTAGAAGATAGAGAAATGCAATCTGAAGAAACTGGTCCTAATGGTAGACCTTATGCTAAAAATGATATCAATTATCTTGTTAAAGTTGGTTATACAAAAGAAGCGGCTATTAATCTTTTAAGCACTGTTGATAAATACACTAAACCATATGATCCAACAATGGTAGCACCTAATGGTATGGATTATGAACAAAATGATATCGATTATTTAGTAAATAATGGCTATACTAAAGAATCTGCTATTGAGTTGCTAAAGAATACTTCTAAATATAAAGCATAGTGAGGAAAAGATATTATGAAATCTACAAATCCTAGATATATAACAAATCTTACTAAAGATCTAACTCTTATATATATGGAAGACAAATCTGGCTTGCCAGAACTCACTGATATGAGCTTATGGTTTAAAAATAATATTAAAGATCTTTCTAAAGTAACCAAAATAGAAGACTTACCAGATGATAAAAGAAAAGTATTTGACAATACAATTTATGCATCTTCTTTAAATGGGTTGTTTAGTGACTGTAAATTATTCAGTAATCAAACAGTCGACTCTATTATATCCAAAATCAATATCAAATATCTTAGTGATAAAAATGCGTTTATTAATACATTCGCTGGTTTGGAAATCATCACTAAACTAAATCTAACAGTATGGGATTTTTCTAATCTAGAAATCAAAAATATGAAAAATATGTTCTATGGTTGTAAAAATCTTAAAGAACTTAAAGGTATTAAAAACTTGGTTAACTCTAAAACAGTAGACGTAAACACTATGTTTGCAGACTGCTCTTCTTTAGAAGAAATAGATATCTCCGACTGGGATACAAGTGGAGTAGAAGATTTCTCTAGAATGTTTGATGGTTGTTTCAATCTCAAAAAGATAACTGGGGTTATTGATATGAAATCTTGCAAACAATATGCTGGAATGTTTGGTGTTAATCAAGGAACTGGTTGCAAGAATCTTAAAGGTTTAAAGATCAAAAACCCTCCTAATGGATTCTTCTTATCTGGTTTGGATAAAACTCAATATGAAATCATTTAAATAGATAAATAAGAACAAGCACTTTTTATAGTGCTTGTTTCTTTTTAAAAGAAAGGATAATATCACAATGAGTTTTAAATTCGATTTACAAACTTTTGCAAAAATAAAGAATCATAGCAAAACTAAATTAATTAATACTAATAATGACCGCATTATATATGCATATACAGATCCAAGAGATCCTTCAGTAGTATTTATCGCATGGCTATTAAAAAATATTGAAGATATTGGAGATATAAATTCTATGTCTGAATCCGCATCTCCAAATAAAGATTTTTGGAAACAAGATCGAGATGTAGAAGAAATGAATAGTGTATTTAGTTTAAATGGTAATAGTACTGTAGGTGTTCCTAGTGAAATTTTACATAAACTAAACAATGAATGGCTTAATAAAACTTTTATGGATATAGATTATTTCAATACTGCATTGTCTCATATGAAATTAAGAGATGATGCTATATTAAGCTACGCATTCTATCAATTAGGGAAAGCACCCTCTTGGACTCCTACCACTCCTGCTATACCAGAAACTCCTTTGAAATTAAATCTTTTAGATTTTGAAAATGCAGCCAATATAGATTATTTAGTTTATGAAGCATATGTAAATATAGATCTAACAGGAATAGTTTTAAATCCTAATATTAAAACTTTGGACTACACATTTACATGCCATGGTTATGCTAAAGGTATTCTTGATATAGATTATTCTAATATAGAACATGGCAGTCAATGGTTACCATATGGATTCTATGAAGAAGCAAACCTTAAAGCTGTACTAGGAGAAGATAACAAAGTTATCAAATTCTCCAAGCCTCCTAAACTTAAAGGACATTCTTCTTATGGTCTTTTATCTAACCAAACTGGTAATAATACTATCACAGATTCCGAATATATCTTAGATTTATCTAATTGGGACTTATCTAAATTTGATCCTTCTTACGATCCTATGCATGGTGGTAGTAATCTATTAGAAAATGCCCACGTTAAGAAGATTATATTCCCAGAAGGAACTATATTTAAAATTAAAGGAAGCCAATTTTCTGCTGGTATTTCTACTGATTCTAATCTTAAATCTGTAGAAAATTTAGCATATGATTTTGATGGATTTAATACTACTGAAAATGGGTTATACTCTATGCAACAGATTCTATCTGGAGCTGATTATGAAAGTTTAGATGAAGGATTTAAAGTAAAACTTATAAACTTCCCAGAAACAGAATTGTATAGACTATATAAATCTCCTGATAATGGATATGATGGAGATGAATATACATTGGAGACATTCTATACTGATATTATAGGTCTTCCATTAAAACATATTGAATTTGTTAATAAGAAATAGAATGGAGGATATTTATGTCATTCTTATTTGATTTGCAATTATTTGCTGAAACAGAAAATCCTCATACGATACAAGGTACAGAATTTGAATCTGGCCATACAGAAATGACTGCTTTTTTGAAATCATATCCTACTGGTTTTACTAAAAACTATACTAGATATGATGCTCCTAGTGGAGCAAGAGTTAATCTAACTCGATGGTTTTCTAATAATATTCCAGATATTAAAACTATTAATTCACTATATGATTCAATATCTCCATATAAAACATTTTTTGATGATAAAGTAGTAACTGCTAATGTGCTTAGTGAATTATTCTTTAAAACTAATTTCACCAATACAGATGAGATAAATAAAATCATATCAAGAATATTTACCCATAGTGAAGATTCATACAAATCTGTAGAATTGGAAAGGATCTTTATGGGTATTAATATGGATTATAATGAGACAAATAGTACCTATCATGTAAAAGAATTTCCTAATAATTTTAAATTAAAACCTAAACTCAATACTGAATTAGAAGGCATTACTATTAGATATTGCATGAATGATAATGAAACATATTTCTCTACAATTTTTGGTGGTGCATTTGTAGATGAGTTAGATGTTTCCGAAATAAAGATTAATAAAAATTTCAGTAGTGGTCAATTTGTAAACTGCTTATTTAGAGGATGTATAGCTCAAAAAGTAAAAGGTTTAGAAACTTTCCCATTTGAAAACTATGCTTATACTACAGATAAAACATTTGAAGGTTTATTTAATCTAGATAGATATATCGATAAAATAGATGATCCTGCATTAAAAAAGAAAATAAAACAAAGATACTATAATAATATCGATGTAGATAAAGAGAATTATGATCCAATATTTGAATACTGGAAAAATGATAAACCATTAGTAATCAAGTCTCTAGGTAATTTGATGACCAAAAGTGATGTAGCAGAAGACTATAATAGACTAGCAGGTAGTTTTAGTGGTAGTAGAAGGTTATTAAGAACCTTTGCTAATGCATACATTAATACTTTAGAATTAACAGAAGATGTATATCTAAGATATTGCTATTCATATGAAAGTATGTTTGAAGGAGCATCTATAAGAAATCTAAAAATAGGATCAAAAATAGGTGCTGTTAATAGATATATGGGCTCTTATAAAAATATGCTCAAATTATCCACTAAAGGCCCATTTAAATTAGAGAGTATAAATGTTACTTTTGTATTCCCTGATAAAAAATATCTTTCAGATCTTCCTAGATGGGCTAAGAGGGTAAAAGATCCTAATTGGCTTCCTACCGAACCAGATACTGCTAAACAGGCTGAGCTTATCAAAGATATGCTTCCTAATAAAGACGCAATATCTCCTGGAGCATATCCTTCTAATATTAAAATTAAATTGATTAATTTTAATTTTGAAGATATGCTTAAATTTGTTCAAGATAATGGCTATCCAGAAGTAACAACAGAAGATCAGTTGTTAGAATTTATGGGTGGATGTCCTAGACAATATTTGCAATTTGAAGAAAAAACAAGATCAGACTACATGACATCTGATCATGAAGCTCATGGTTCTGAAGCATAATATAATGGGTAGAGGCATATTGTCTCTACCCTTCCTTTTTGTGTTTCTTGACAATGAAGTAATGTTTCGTTGATATAAGAGATACTCTCTTTTTATTTAAAATATAGGAGGATAGCAATATATGGCTATAGTAAATAATCCTCATAATATACAGGATATTGATAAACAATATACGACTTGGACAAAATTGGCAAAGCAAAAAGGGATTCTGATATCTATGAATAACCAATGGTTCGCTTCAACATCTTCATATTTTGCTGAAGAGTGGTTAGCAGATTCTACAGATCCAGATTCTGAAGATGATCCTGTAGTTGGTAAAGCTGCTAGAAAGAAAAATGAATTAGCAGAAAGCATCATTTCCAATTATTTTACAAATAGGACAATAGATTTCACTAATGATAGCAGATTTACTAAAGTATTTACAAAAAATGATGATAGAGAATATTATTTCCAATTCCATTATTATACAGTAGATGAACTTATTAAACCATCTAATACTGATGGAGGTTTATTATATAATAATGGCCTATTCGAATTAAGAATTTTAGATGGTGACTCTCCTTCTGCTAATATTGTGGATACAATAAAGGTATGCTGTAATGACAATTCTTCTGGATTTAGAAATAATGATAGAGACTCAGAAGTTCTTCCAGGAAAATTTGTTATTTGCTATATAAAACCGAATGGTGAAAAAGGAACTATCAAATCAGATATTATATATCCATTGGATACACTATACTATTTCGTTGGATATGGTCTTCTTGGGGATTTCGTTAATGTTGCCTCTAATAGTAAATATGTTGCTAGTCAAACAGATGATATAGGAATTCCTAAATTCTTATCTCTAGTAAATGATTTCAGCTATGCCCCTGCCTCAGGAGCAGCTATGGCAAGTTTTACAAGTACTAGTTTAGTAAAAGTTCCAAAAGATACTAATGCAACAAGTTATGAGAGTGCACCTTATTATTTCGATGATAGAAGTAAACAAAGAAATGGTCTTAATGTTGCAGCCAAGGGTGCTGCAGATTATGTAAAAAATGTTTGGTTTACTGCAGACGATATTCCTACACTAAAAGTATTTGATTTATTTACAAAATTCAAACTAAATACAGAATTCATGATAGATATTGTAGGGCCTTTCCATTATGAAGGATCAGATCTTAGACTTGTAGAGAATGATATTACTGGAATTAATATGAGAACATTTAGATTTGATAACTGTAAAACTGTTAAAAATCTATTCTCTGGTATGAAGAAACTAACTACTATTGCAAACTTTAAATTCTTAGGTGCGGATAAGGTTGAATCTATGCAAAGAATGTTCTATGGGTGTTCTGCTCTAGAAGAAATAGATTGGACTAACTCAGGAGTTCCTAAAAATTGCAAAAATTATAAAAACTGTTTCGAAATATCACCAAGCTCATATAATCCTAATACAACTTTAAAGAGAATTAAATTATCTAGAGAATTTGGAAACAATATCTCTAAAGTGGAAGATTTTTCTTATGTATTTAATAATAATGCTGCCCTAACATCGATAGAAAATCTATCTTTAAACATGCCAAAATGTAAAACATTTGAAAGGGCATTTAAAGGATGTAAAAACTTACAAGATGTAGATTTGACCAATATTGCATCAGATCCAAATACTCCTATAAATTTAGCATATATGTTTTATGACTGTAATAATATTACAGGCCCTGTAGATTTGTCCAAAATCAGCAGAATAGGGGATATGAAAAATATTTTTTACTCTGCTTCTAAGCTTACGTCTATTAAATTTAAAAAAGGCGCATTAGATTTTAGAACCAATCCTCCTATTAATAGTAGAGGTAGAGTAATAGAAGATAATCTTACAGCGGCATTTAATAATTGTAGTAAACTAACTAAAATAGAAAACATAGAAGATCTAGACGTTCCAAATGCAATTACAGTTAGCGAATTATTCTCAGGTATGGAATCTATAGAATCTCTATCACTTCCTAAATTTACATTTGAAAACGTAATAGATGCATCATTATGCTTTGCTTACCAACGTAAGGTAAAATCTATATCTGTACCAAAAGCTGTATTTGGGCCTAAAACAGGAGATATCTCAAGATTATTTAATTTTAATACAGAATTAAAGACATTAGATTTTCCACCATTAACCAAACCTAATAATCCTCAAAACACTACAAATCTAACAAGAATGGTATGTGTGTTCTATAATTGTAGTAAATTAGAAACTCCGATTTATATATCTAATATAGACACTTCTAAGGTGAATACGATGTATGGATTATTTAGATTTGGAAATACTTTAGCTTCTGATAATCCTATTGAAGTGCATGGTATAGAAGATATGAATGTATCAAAAGTTAATGATTTCACAGAAATGTTTGGAGTTAAACTAAAAGACAAAACAACGTTAGATCTTTCTAGATGGGACGTTTCAAAAGGTGTTACATTCACAAACATGTTTTCAAGTTCTAGAATAAATAAATTCAATCTTACTGGATGGAATATGACTAATGCTATGGTTATGGACTATATGTTCTCAGCTACTATGATCACATCAACTGATGATATTATTGGTTTAGATGGATTGAATCTTACTAATGTAAGAAATAAAGTTGCTTATGATGGAAGAAATGGTGGGGGAATAAATGGGTTATTCAATACTAATACATATCTAACAAGATTGGCCCCTCCTAATAGTATTAAAAATATTCCAAATATTGTAAGCTTAAGAGATTTTGTTAGCGGATGTAATAATCTTAGATCTTTAGATCTTAATGGTGCTAATTATGGAACAATCTCTGATATAGATAGAATTGCTAATGACTGTAGATCTTTAGAAACTATTGATTTTACTGGTATAACTTTTAAAATCAAATATGCTCAATACGCATTTATGGATTGTAGAGTACTTAGAGAAATTAAAGGGGCAGTATTTGATTTCTCCGATCTTACTGATATTGAAAATATCCGAGATATGTTTAAATATTGTAATTCTCTTAATGGGGTAAAGGTTAAAAATATACCTAATAATAATAAAGCTAAATTCGAACAAGTAACAGGTTTGAGTTCTTCTCAATATACAATAGTATCATAATACGAAAGGTGAATAATAAATATGTATTTTAAAGAAGTAAATCCATTGAATGAATCATCTTATTCTATCTTATCTCTCTTTGGTGGTAATGCATGGTATCCAATGACTATGATTCAAAGTAATAAAGAAATTGCTAAAGCTAGAGAATCCTTTTTAAGCAAATTCAAAATTCCAAAACCAGCTGAAGTTAAATTAGAAAAAGTATTGGATAAGATCTCTAATGGTGATATTAATAAACTACCACCAATCAATCTAATTGATATTGATGGATATCTTAATGCTAGACGTCGTATGGACGTTGCTATTAAAGGTTATAGCAAGGCTGCAAATAAAACAGTTATGGATACAGAACGGAAAGATTTCTATGGTACTATAACTTATCCGTTGATGAAAGAGATGCTTAGAAGCTATACTTATGATAATGATCATGTTACAGATGCTCAATATCTCCCATATGTATTGAAAGACAAGTATCTTTTATACTTTACTTTTAATAAGTCTGGTTTATTAAGCATTTCTTATGTAGGTTCTGATAATTATAGAGATCCTATGTGCCCTATTGCATTAGGATTAATTGTAGATGGAGAACCTGTTAAGTTTACAGTTTTTAATAAGTAAGAAATATACACTCCATACCCTTATTTGGGTATGGAGTAATTCTTCATTTATTTATATACTATAATAGTGAAAATACATTTTTATTATGACGCACATATTTAATTCTTATTTTAACGAAGATATATTATTAACAGACTAAATTATTTTAAGAGGAGATGATTTTTATGCCGAACCAAATAGAATATGTGGAAAGATGGAAAAAGCTAATAGATAAAGATACTAGTGATCTATTTATAAAATTCGGAGCTGTGCTAAGCTATATTCAGCATACTCTAACATTTGATCAAGAAGCTAAAGATCCAGAGCTAGTAAAAGCTAGCAACATGTCTAGATTAGAAGAAGATAAAGAAAAAAGTAACAAAGCAATGTTCTTTATCCTATTCTATAGATATGATATATTAATGACTCTTATTGATAATAATAAAGATATTTCTGAATCAAAGGAAAGAGAGATCTTTTCAATAATGGTCGATAATCAAAAACTTAATAAGTTTTTATCTAAAATTCATGAGGTTAGATCTAATAAAACATTAGATGATTTTAAATAAAGGAAAGTGAGGTACTATGTTCTTTTATAAGAATGCTGTAAATGTATTTTCAGATGCTTCTACCAAGATCATTAATCCTGGAACAAATAAGAATAAGTTTCTTACTTGTCCTGGATTTGTGACTACTATTAATGGTAGTATAATTAATGAAGGTTATGATATCGTAGAAGCTACTGTAAACTATGCAGAGCTATATGCTATTCGTATGGGTATTGCAGATTTGCTTAAGTATAAAAATACTGATTTGTTTTTAAATATCTTTTCTGATTCCAAAATTTCTGTATTTGGTTTGAGAGAATGGTTCTTTAAGTATTATAAAAACGGTAGAGATTATACTCTAATGACAAATAATGCTCGTACTGGTAAAAAACCAGTTGCTAATCAAGAACTCATTTTAGATATTGTAAGAATGATTCTTCAAGCAAATGTAAATGTATCTATTTATCATGTACCTGGGCATATTCAAGCTAATAATATAGATAGTATGAATAAGTTCCACTACATGTTCCACAACAATAATTTCCCAGATAATCAAAGGGTAACAGTTCCTTTAGATACTGAGATTGAAATTGCTGAATTTAATAACTACGTTGATAATCTTACTAGAACTAAATTAAATCGTGCTATTAAGAGTGGTTCATTAGATAAATTTGATATCAAAAGAAAACTATATCCAGCTATCTGGTATCCTAAGCCAGAAGATGTAACAGACTATTTACACCTAGTACACCAGGTTAGGTAAACCTGTACTAGATTGCATACTATAATTATGAGGAGGTATTTAAATTATGGAGTTCTTAAGCAAGATAAATGGAACTTGCTCTAATCCAGTCGCTCCAGTAGAAGACCTATTCGGATATACAAATATTGCAGGAGAAGACTTCATTGGAGTAGCTCCAGATATTAGTATAGAAAGATGGTTCAATGACTTAATTGAACAATATGGATTAGAACAACTAGTTCAAATGTATCCTTATCAACCAATGAAAGTTAATAAGGAAACTGGTATTATAGAACCAATCAGTCCAGATTGTAATTATAATGCTAGGGTAACGAACTGCTTCCACGTTCTTTACCAACGACGTCGTGATAAAATGATTCAACAATCCGTTCAACAGGCTAGTCCTGTTGAACAGATTCCTTTCCAAAATATGAATCCAATGAATCAATCTTTTTTATCACAAAATCCAATTTTAGCAAGCGGAAATGCAATGCAAGTATCCAATAACACACAAGCTGCTATGAGTGCTAATTTACAGCAACCTATAGTTCAGAATCAAGGGTACTCGCTTAATTTACAATCACAGTTTGATAAAACAGATCGTGTAGAAAGAAGTATTGAGGTATTACCAGAGCATATGATTGCATCTGAGGACGATCCTGATTTAATAAGATTCAATCCTACGGAAGATATAATTATCAAACCTGTAGAGCAAGGGTCATTCCATCCAAATAAAAAAGATGGATATTATATAGACGATGATGGATCTCTTATAGGTAAACCTTTAGAGTCTATAAATCCTATATTTAACAACCCTAACTATGGATCTTATTACAGTCAGCCATTTGCAAGTCCTTATCCAACGTATCAGCAGTATTACCCGTCTGGTATATTCCCAAGTAATAATTCCTATATTCCAACTTATAGATCGGTGAAGTGATGTTTGAAATGTTTGATAAAAAATATAAAGTCAAGACTGTTCAAGACAGTATTGATCAAGTACTTGCTAAAATGGAAAAAGAAGAGGCAATGCAACAAAACCCATCTATGTATGAACCACAACCTCAGCCAATATCTATGCAGCAAGAGGTTATGATGTCTATGATGAATGGGGGAAATCCAGCATTAGCTCTTATGAATCAACAGCAAGGGTTTAATGGCATGGTAGATTTTAGTAATCCAGCATCAGTTGGTAATATGCAAAATAATCTACAAAATGATCTTAACTTCCAAGCTAATCAAAATGCTGTTTTAGCCATGATGAATCAAGCTTTGGCAGCTATGCCAAATGTACAAGTTAGTCCTGCTGGACCACCTCCCCCACCCCCACAGTGGAATGGGTATTCTCAACAACCATTTCCTCAGATGGTTGGAAATAACTTTGCATTAAATCCTAATTTACAGCAAGCACAATACCAGAATCCTCTAGATGGTGTTGTCCCTGCTGATCCAAATGCATTTAATTCTAGTGCTAGTTGGTATACTAGTAATCCATTTCCTACTCAGCAAGGATTAGGTATGAATCCTAATGTTGGTGGATGGAATACAAATCCAAGTTACTACAATTTATATATGAATGATCCTTTTAATAGGGAAGCATATATGAGATTTACCGAAGAAGAAATCCGATCTGGCCAGGGATTTGTGGTAAAAGTAGTATCTAAAACACAAGAGGAAATAGATAAAGAAAAACAACAGGAGTATCTTGATGAGCAAAAAGCTATCAGGAATCATCCTACATGGGAAGAGAAACTTAATCCAGACTTTAAAGTTATTATAAAGACTGTAGATAGAGAACTTCCAGAGCATTTGAAAAAACAGCAACAACAAGAGTCTCAGGTTGTTGAAGAAGAGGTCAAAGAGGAAGGGCCTAGTCGTGTTATAATAGAATGCTTAAATTCCGAGATAGATATTCTTAAAGGTTGGTTATATGAAATCAAGCCTAAGGATCTCAACGGATTAGATAAAGAGAAAATCATAGTGCCAAGGCTTAGGAGACTATTCTTCAATAAACGCGATGAAGAAGCTTTGAGGAATCTATGTAAAAGATTGCAAGTTTACAATCCTCCACTCGCAAGAGTAGTATGGGCTAAAAGACATCTAAAATATCGAGATGACTATCAGCTATTCATAACTGCAGCAGAAGATATTCTAAATGAATATGAGATTGCAGAAATGTTCGACAAAGAAGATGAAGGCTATTATGATTATAGAGTTCCTATGAGAAATAGGAAATTGCCTGAATATACCATAGATGAAAATGGTAAAAAGATCTTTGATGAAAACTATTATGAATACCATCCGTTCAGAAAATATACCGACGATACTTTTGAGTACGAGTATGATAGAGGAAGAGAACTTACAAAAGAAGAATTTAATTTGTTCTGTGAGTATGAGGAGACGTGCCTGGTATATAGCTTCCACCAATTAAGACTCAAGAACTTTTATGAAGTTAATAGAAGACTTCAAAACCTACTTCTTTCCTATAGCGTTGATAGAAAAGAGTTAGCAATTAGAGAAGAAAAGCTAAGAAAGCTTTTAGAAGAGCGCATCAGTATTAGAGAGAATGCTGAAGCTAAGAAGAAAGAAGAAATAGAGCAGCAATGCAAGAATAAAAGGGTATCTGATCCTAGAACCCTAGAAGAGATAGAAAATGAGTACTACAATAGATTTGATCCAGTAGAAGCTCATTATCATGAAATGCGGGTATTAAGAAAGAAACAAGAACAACAGTATGAGTTATATCGAGATATCTTCTCTTCAAAATCCCAAAAAGAATTTGATGCATGGTGGTATGGTAAGAATTCATCTCGTTATCAGCAAGAGAACCTACCTCCAGAAGAGTTACAGAGAAGACAACGTGAAGAATACGTCGATCGTATGACCGAAGCAAATATAGCCTTACTCTCTAAGGCACAAGTGATAGATCCTGTACAGATTACCAATAATTTCCGATATTGGCAACAAGCTGAGTTGCAAAAATTATTTGGCAATACAATGAATGAGGCAACCTCACTTAAAGATGTATTTGAGAAAGTAATCCCACATGCACTATATGAAATCTCTTGTGAAAATATAGAAAAGCAAAGACGAGAAACT